CCACTGATTTCTTGATTTTCAGATGTACCACTGATTTCGTCAGTTAACATTAATCGATTGTCTCTTGGTAGTTTATGTTTCTGTCTTCTGTAAAAAAGTATTCTTTTTTTGCAGATTCAATCCAAAAACTAACTTCGTTGGGTGATATTTTTTGTTCACCATTTTTATAATTCCAAAATATAGAACCAGTTCTCAAGTTGATATGTTTGTATCCAATTTTTGGTATTGTCATAAGTTTTGCAGAGTTGTATGTCATTCTCAATAGAAATTCATAAACAAAAGTTAATTTCATTGAGGACTTAAATCCTCCAAAATCTTGGAAAGTTTGTTTCTTGATAACCATTCCTGAAGTTTGGAAATTTTGGTAGTTAATCAAAAGTTCATTTGTTAGATAACCAATTTCGTTGTTCATTGACGCTGCGAATGTTGCTTCGTTGGTAAATCCTGCGAAAGCACCTTTTTCATCAACATCAACAACCAAAGGTAAAAACCCTTCGTGATTGGGATATGCTTCGATGTAATTTTTAACATTCTTAAACCAAATATTTGCATATTCATCATCGAATTCTAAAAATGAAACATACTTACTTTTAGCATTTTCCACACCCAAATTTATTTGTGATGAAAAATCAAATTTACCTTTATTGTGAATTAAATTTACAGTAAGACCGCTGTAGTCATAACCTTCTAAAATTGTCTTTAGTGTTTCTTCACCCGAGTGTACGATTACAACCTCATTTGGTGTGATTGATTGGTTTATCAATGATGTTATACATCTTTCCAAATACATAGAAAAATCCAAATGCTTGGAACTTTCAATTGGAATGATTACCGAAATATCTATAGTTTCTTTTTCCATTTTAGTTATTTTCTTCAATTTTTAATTTCTCTAATTGTTCTGAGAATGATTCTTTTCGTGTGTTAAGGTATTCTTGAAATATGTTGTTTACGTGATCGTCAAAAACTATTTCATCTTGATATCTACCTGCGGTTTCGTATCCCGATTGGTATAATTTTTCAGATATATTATCTTCCAACCAATTTTGAATAAACTCAGCTAAAACATCGACGACTTGATTAAAATCAAAAGTCCAAATACCATTATGGTCATTCATCCATTCGGGTTTAAGATTTGGTACTTTACCAATAACAGGGGTACCGACAGCCATAGATTCAATAGGGTATGTACCGAAAGCTGATTCGACATCCACCCACACTGAAACAAAACTTTCTTTTAAAACTCCTGTCAAATCTTTTTGTGACACTCCACGAATATCTCTAAAAGTAATCCATCTAAATTGAGGAAACTTCAAGTAGAAAGTTTTCACAATTTTTGCAGTATCACGTGGCTCACGACACTGAATAGAAATAATAGGTTTTGCGGGCTTATCCTTTTTTTCAAAAATACTTGGAATCAATGGTTCAACAACATCGAACGTAACTCCTCGTTGAACTGTTTCAATATATTGTTTTTGTTCGATTGAAGTTGTAATACATTTTAAGAATCCAAATTGAGACCAATTTGAGCCTGGTGGTAGTGTTTCCAACATATGATCGTATGCCTGACAAAGAATAATTTTACCAGATGCAATATTGGACAGCTGTTCTAATACGTGTCCGTAAAGTTCAGGTATTACTACAAAATCTTCAGGTGCGATTTGAAGTTCTTGACCTTCAATTGCCGTGTGTGGGATTTTCATATATTCTTCACCCAACCAATCACCTACTCCTTTGTAGTCTTTAGCTTCGTGTAGGATTATTGAGTTATATCCTTGTTTTAGTAGTGAGTTAGCCATTTGATAAATGTATCTAACACCACCTTTTGGGTTGCCTTTTGTGTCTTGTACTAGGAAATAAATTCTTGATTTTTTATTGCCTAAATTTTCAATAGCTCTTTCAACCTTTTTTATAGTTTCTGCGTCCATTTTAAAATTTTGTTAATATGTTATGTTTTAATAAGGTATTAAAAGCCAATTTAAAAGGAATACTTAAGTCCGATTGGTTAGTAATACCTAAAGTTTCGTCGAGTTCTTTATGTTCACTCATTATAACTTCAACCATCAATTTTGACATTTCATATTTGATTGTACTGAATTGATTGTCAGAATTTTCTTCACCATCTTTAGGTGGAATGGATAAGTAAGTTTCGAATCTTTCTAAATCCAAGTAGTAATATTCGTTAAAAATTTTGATCATAATTATAAATTTAGTTGTTGGTATAATTTTGTGAATTCCTCTAAACTTTCGATTGTGTAATCTGAAGGAGAATTTATGTTGTAAGTGGTTAAAAACTTGACGGTTTTTTTGTCTGATGGTTTCGATGATAAAATTTTTGGATTAGAAGTTAATACTAAGTCAAAATTATCCCAAACTCTATCGAAGGTTACCTCAGAATAAAAAAGGTAATTCTCAATTAAACAACCATATTTTGAAAGAAAGAATAAAGTTGCTGGTTTTGATTTTTGTATTTCTTCAGAGATAATCCAAATTTCCTGATTGTTTCTTAAATCCTGATATATGTCATTTAGGGTTGCGAATGTATTTGGAACTGTTGACCCTGCGTGACCAAATATGTTCATAGGAAAATCCACAAATAAAAAATCATAAAATGAGTCTTTTGATGGGAATTTAAAATGATCCATCATATTTTCAGAAGTTACTGGTAATTCCAGAGAGTATTCAAACTTTTCTTCACCTTCTTCCATTACGTAGTCATCTATAAAAAATTTTTGGTAAACCTGTCCCATTTTACCGATAGTATCTCTTAAAACTCCATTTACGTCTATTGCTATTTTCATTCCTCGTATCTTTTTAAAATTTCACTTATCAGTGGGTTACGGATAATATCATCAACACTAAAGTTGAATATACCAATATTTTTAATATTTCTAAATCTTTCGATTGCATCGTATAGTCCTGAGTGTGTTATATCTTTATATCTGTCAGTTTGTTCCAAATCACCTGATATAAAAAATTTGGAATTGTGACCTATTCTAGTCATCAAAAGTTTCATTTGTTTCGGTGTACAGTTTTGAGCTTCTTCAAAAATTAAAATAGAATTATCAATGTTCATTCCTCTCATATATGCCAAAGCGAATACCTCAACAATGTCATACTCTTTTAATTTTTCTTTAACGTCTTTTCCGACAATTTTATTCAAAAGATAGTAGGATGGGAAAATGTAAGGATCAAGTTTTTCTTCTACATTTCCTGGTAGTGATCCTAACTTTTCTTCCGCTTCAACTGCAGGTCTTACTATAATGATTTTTTCGTATGGTGTATCAGGGTTGACTAATAAATCTATCGCAGCTTTCATTGAGATATAAGATTTACCAACACCTGCAGGTCCACTACAAATTGTTATTTCATTTTTTTCTAAAGTTTCAAAATAATGTCTTTGATTGTCAGTTAAAAAATTTTTCCTGATTGGTTTGTTTATGATATTTTGTATTAATTCTTTTCTTGATTGACGAGGGTTACTCGTCGGAGTTACCTCAGGTTTTCTTCTAACTGCCATATTTTTATTTCTTAGATTAATTTTTTACTAGTTCTCTAGTTGTTGGTTTCTGCATAAATTCACGTCTGTAAATTGTTTTTCCGTGATCGGGACTTTCATAGATGTAAACTTTGTCTTCTTGTTCTTTTTGAACTTGTTCGTTAATCCATTGATACGTTTTTTTCATACCTTCAATTAATTTAGATTTAGACTCCCATCCGACTTTTTCTTTGAATAGTTTGTTGTCAGAGTTTCTACCTCTAACGCCAATTGGACACTTAAAACCATACTTGTTTAAAAAGTCTTCTCCGTCTAAATTTTTTATGGTAATACTCTTACCTGAAATATCAATTACCATCTGAGCCAATTGATTTATTGTTACCATTTCTTCAGATCCAATATTAACAGGCCCAATAAAATCTGATTCCATAAGTCTGAGTACTGATTCAACACACTCATCAACATATAGGAATGAACGTGTCTGTTGACCGTCTCCCCACACTTCTAATTCGTATTCAGGTCTTGGTTGATTGGGAATTTTATCCCGATCATTAACCTCCGCCGATTTTCTACACATCGCAGCTGGTGATTTTTCTTTACCACCTTTCCAAGTTCCCTGTGGTCCGAATATATTGTGGAATCTGGCAATTCTTACATCCAACCCATAGTTTTTATGGAATGCAAGATATACCCTTTCCGAAAATAGTTTTTCCCATCCATATTCTGAATCGGGATTTGCTGGGTATGCCGATGACTCCTCAAGATTTAGATTGTTTGGGTCCATTTGATTGTGTTCAGGGTACATACAAGCGGATGAAGAATAGAACACTTTTTTAACACCTTTATTTGAACATTCTTTAACCACGTTTAGATTAATGAGAGAGGAGTTGTGCATCACGTTAGCGTCATTTTCACCGGTAAAAATATAACCAGCACCACCCATATCTGCCGCCAATTGATATACCTCTTCAATCGTATCGTCTATAACTAAAGAAACAACATTTGGGTCTTTTAAATCTCCAATAATAAACTCATTACAGATATCATCTTGATTGAAATATTCGTGCCTTTTTATGTCGCACACACGAACCCAATGTCCTTCAGACTTTAATCTTTTTGCTAAGTGACCGCCAATAAAACCACCACCGCCTAAAACTACTACTTTTTTCATATTTTAACTTTTTGACCTAATATTAATGTTTTTTCTTCCACAAATCTCACCTTGTTTCCATACTTAGAGATCAATTCTTTTTCTAAACTATTTCTAACCAAATCGGTTTCATATATAAAACAAGTATACCCCTCATCCAACAAAGAATAAAGTAATAATAATTGTTGGGAATCTGTGGTTATGTTTATACCCTTTTTGTATGTAATAGAATCAAATATGAGAGGAAAATTTTTGTTTGGATTTTCTGTAATAACTTTATTGGTTAAAAATTTAAGATGATTGTTATTGAATTCGTCAATAACATTTGGGATATTGAAATGTAGTCCAATCTTATCTGCGTGTTTTCCGAGTGCTCTGTTGTCACGTGGGAGACAAGGTCCACCAAACCCATAACCAAATTTCAGAAACTTATTTCCAACTCTCGAATCTGAACCAATAGTGTCCAACACTGTTGATATTTCGTCTTTAATACCAGTATTATGACAAATTTGACCGATCATATTTGCAAAACTAATTTTTGTCGTGAGGTAACAGTTTATACCTATTTTGGTAATTTCTGCCGCTGTTGGTGTCATCTCTTTAAACACAACATCTTGGGTGAACTTCCTATAAACCTCTTTAATGTCTGAGGTATCGTCTGTAGGTCTGTTACCCAAAAGGATGAAGTCACAATTCATAAGGTCCTCGATAATGTTACCTTGACGTATAAACTCAGGATTATAAAAGACTTTTATTCCATACTGATTTAATTTTTCTTGGACCGTATCTGTATAACCTGGATTTACTGTACAACCGATAACAAACTTTTTGTTTGATAAATCTATTTGATGTGATAAATTGATAAAGTCGTTTACTACCATATCCACAAAAGCGTGGTCGTAGTCTCCGTCGGGGAGAGATGGTGTTGCAACAAATGTAAAAATTAGATCGGTATTTCGGATAATTTCCGAATTGTGTGTTGTAAATTGTATTTTACGAGACACCTCAAGATATTCCTCAATAAGAGGTTCGTCCGTTTTATATGTTCTGTTGTTCAAACTATCAATATAAGATTGATTAAAGTCCGAACCAATTACCTCAAATCCTTTATTTTCTGCCAATAAAGAAAAAGATAATCCTAATTTACCAATACCGATTACTCCAATTTTCATAGTATAAATTATTAACTAATCTAAACAATTTTGACACTAAATAAAGTTATATCAAATAGGGGGTTTTAATTATAAAAATAGTATCAAACATTTTTAAAAATGTTTTGCCATATTGATAGTAACTTTGGTTTGTGTTGATTAACAAAGGTTAACAGGGATTGAAAATCCTTTTGAAAAAGTGATATTTTTTCAGGGTTTTCATTTCTTGTGACTGACTCATAATGATATGCTACGGAATTACCTAATGTTACGTTTTTGAATCCACTAATGAGACATTTTAAATTTAGTTCAACATCCTCTAAGCAATCTTCGTAGTTTGTATTAAATCCCCCAAAGTTTTTAAATGTGGTGGTCCTCATCATTAAGAATGCACCTGTATTACCTACAAGGTTCTTTTTAAAATTCCAAAAGTTATGGTGACTTTTAAAATGATGGTGACCAACCTGAAGGTTTGTATTACTGTCTGTATATGCAAAGACACCGGCGTGTTGAACGGTGTTATCTTCAAAGTGTAATCTAATTCCTACAGTACCTGCGGTTTTGTTTATTTTAAATTCTTTTACACATTCACTAATCGCATCGTTCAAAATTTTTACATCATTGTTCAAAAACAAAACCAACTCTTCATTATTGAGGTGATTAAAGATGACTTCATTATTGATCTTAGCGAAGTTGTAATAATCAAATTCAATTAAATTTATTTTCAAATTATCTTTGTACCTATCCTTAATCTCATTCAATTTTTCAAATTCTGATCCTGTGTCGGCAATATAAATTTTGTAGTTTTCGTACCTTGAAATTTCTGTTATTGAATCAACACAATCAAATAACAAATTGTTATGATTTTTATGTGGTATTACTATAGCCAACGAAGGGTCGTTTTTCGATGGTTTAATATTAATTGGATTAAAATTAACTTTGTCAGGATAGATGGTCAATGGTAAATGTTCACCATATTTGTCTTTGAATTTTACTTTATTGAATTCAAATTCCTGATTTGTTTGACCTACAGATTCGTGAACCAATTCAAATGAATTTGTTACTCCAATCTTAACACCTTTAATGTAATTTGGGACGCAAAATGCGTGATCATAAAAGTGAAAACCCTCAATGTATTCATCAAACCTCTCAACAATTTTTGTTTTATTCACTGCAATAAAAACACCATCAACAGTAACAACAGGTATTATCCCGAACGAAGTGTCTGAATATCTTGAAAGAAATTTCGGTTTGTCTTTTGGTTTGTGCCAAACCTCACCAACCATATGTATATGTAGTTTTTCCCAATAAACACAAGACTCAGGAAAATGGACACTTCCGGCTTTTCCTAATATACCATACTCAGGGTTATCTTGAAAATCTTTTAAAAGTTTTTTACCCCAATTTTTACTCAATTTAACGTCGTTATGAACGAATACCACAATATCGTGAATAGATTCATCTAAACCCATATTATATATTTGGGATAGGGAAAACTGTCTCATATTAACACTCATTAGGACCTGAATGTCTTTAAGTCCTGAAGTATCTTTTAAATGTTTGATAAACTCATCGTTTTGTTCGGGAGTTCTATGGGTGGAAAAAACAACACTTATCATACTACAAAATTAAAAAAGTTTTTGGCAGATAAATCTTCCACCTCATTAAAATTATGATTGTCAAAATCTTGCCAAGTTCTGATACCTTGTCCTTTTTTTGTGTCGGCTCTACCCCTTTTAATTTTTTCTTCAAACTCGATTTTTGTCTTACAAAAGTAGTGGTTAATTTGTGCCACTTCATCTTTACCTTCGGGGTTAAATGGTCCTGAACCAAGTTTGTTTTCAGGACTTACCCACATACCGTCTGTGTTATGTGGAGTCGTAAAATTGTGTTTGGAGGTAACTTTAGAAATTGTTTTAATGTGCCTATTGATTGATTTTTGTCTTTTTGTAAATCTGTTTACAACACTTGACTCACTCTGAGAAAACTCATCAATATTATTATCACCAAATAAAACCCAATTAATTGCAATATTGTTGAACATCGAATAGTCTTTGATAAAAGATTTGATGTTGTCGTGTTTTTTTAAAACCAAGTATTCATCCACATCGAAGAAAGCCGCCCAGTCGTATATTCCATCATAATTCTTCAAAAAGTGATTGTACTTGGGTACTTGAATATTTTCTCCTATAATTTTATATGTTTTTACTTGCGGGTGTTTGATTTCAAAATCCCACTCGTGTTGGAAAATAATAATATCATCAAATCCTAATTTTAGGTTATAATCGATCCACTCTTGGATATATAAATCTTCATTTTTAGCGACACAAACTAATGCAACTTTCATTGGAATACTTGTATTTTGTGTTCTTTATCGGTTAGTGGTGTCCACTTTCCTTCATATCTTGTGGCTCTAACAATGTGATTATCAATCCAATGATAGTTTCCACCTCTTGGTTTATTCATTAATAAATTATGGTACAAATATCCTTGGTTCTTTAACCAAATTTCGGTAACCTCACGATGTGATTCTGTTATAGAGGTGAAGAAAGTTATAATGTGTCCCTTACTATACCACTCATTAATCATTTCAATGGATCCTACATATGGAACACAAGTTTCCATTCTCGAAGGTTCTTCATTAGGAACGTCTTCGGTGATTGTCCCATCTATATCAATAAGATAATTTTTTAGACCATCAGGTAATACAGGACTAATGGTATTTCCAAGTAAATTACTTCCCTGTAGATCCAAATCCATTTTCGTTTCTATCTTTATCGTTGATGTTTAGAACTCTTTTTAGATTTACATTTTTACCTTGAACTACAGGACACAAAACTGCTTGTGCAATTTTTTGACCATTTGAAAGGTTGATCGGCAAATTGTTCATATTCATCAAAATCACTTTAATTTCACCGGTGTATCCTTGATCTACAGTACCAGGACTGTTCAAAACAACTAACCCTTGATTAATAGCTACACCACTTTTGGTTCTAACTTGTATTTCAAAACCTTCGGGTATGTTAACAAACAATCCAGTGGAGACTAATTTCCTTTCAAAACCTGCAAAACGAACTTCTCCTAAAGAATACAGGTCAAATCCTGAGTCAGTGGGATGTGCATATGAAGGTTCAGGATTTACAGACTTATAAACATACTCTAACTCAACACTGACATCGGGTGTCATCATCTTTTGGAAGTCATCTTCAAAATCTTTGAAATCTACACCAAGGGATTCCATTAATTTTTCAGGTGACTGATTGGCGGGATCACTCATCATCTTGCGTAACTCTTTTATGTTACGGAGTCCGTCATTTAAGTTTTTAATATTTTCAAACATTACGATAAGGTATAAAATTTTTCTACGACTTTTATAAGAACTTCAACGTCCTTTTCACAATAATCTTTAATTTGTTCAATCTTCTGATCTTTCCAATATGCTTCGTGAACTTTGTTACCAACAACTTCCATATTTTTAGAAGACTCAACACCCATACAAACACACATAAGTTCTAGTGAACCGATTGTTGAGAAACTACCAAACTGCCACAATTCCTTCGTATCAAGTGCTTTAATTTCCCAAGGTTTAGTATCGTATGAAGGAAGAATTGGTGGTGGTACAAGACCATTAATGACCATTCTTTTTGCCAAGACCGGAACGTCAAATCCTTTAACATTGTGTCCACAAAGATGAAAATCTAACTTACCGATTCTTTTTAATAGTGTTTGAGTATCCTCAAGGATTTGTTTTTCGTTGTCTCCATAAAAACTTTGCATTTTTATATCACCATCTGGCCCAACAAAACCAACACTAACACATACAATTTTTAAGAATTCAGCAACTAATGCAGACTTGTTATAGAACATTTCTTCAGGTCCTTTTCCCTGATGTTCAGGAAATCTTTTTTCAAACCAATCCAAGTAATGTTCAAATTGGTATGCTAACTCAGGGTGGAATTGTTGGAGAGTATCGAAGTCAGGTGTAACACCGACAGTTTCGATATCAATGAATAATAATTTTGATATAGGTAAACGTATCATTTGATTAGGGATTTATAAAATTCTGCTCTTGTTTTTGTCACATTTTGAAGACTGTAAGTGTCTTTGACTGTTTCATATAGTCTTTCACCCAATTCTTTTGCCCAAGACGGATTTTGAATTAATTTTTTGATGTTGTACGCCCAGTCACTGTGATTTTTTTTCTCTTCAACGAGAAGAGCGTTACCATCAGTAAACTCACCTTGTTTTAGTGCGTGTTTTAGGTCGATCGTATATGGACCCAAGTCCGATGCAATAATGGCCTTCTTGTAAAAACCAGCCTCAATAACTTTCAGTTGTGACTTCATTCTATTAAAAATATGATTTTTAATTGGGACCAAAGATACATCAAAAAGTGAGTAGTTTCTAGCGTATGAAGTTACAGGTTTAGTCCAAACACGATTGTAGAACTGATATCCACCTGAATATTGTTCGTCCTTCCATTGTAGAAGAAACTCTTTGTGTTTGGGATCTACTAAATTATAGTTGTTGGTAAAAATAGCTTCATATTTTGACCATACAGTTTCGTGTGGAATTATAGGTCTATTCCTTTGTTCTTTTGTTTGTTGGTTAATTTCTGTAACGGTACCTCTTAAATCAAAACCACACAAATAGAGCTGATAGTCATTTTTAAATTGTGATAATTTACTAAAAGTACCTGAAAATAATTCAATATCGTGAAGGTGAGAAGATCCACCTAACCATCCAAATCTTAATTTGTCAGACTCTAAAGTTGGTTCTTTGAATTGTAGTTCTTCAGGATTAACGGCATTTGGAAATACAAATACGTTTTTATTTAATTTTTTAATTTCATCTGCAAATATGGATGTTGTTGTGGTAACATACTGCACAGCAACAAGGTTATTTTTGATGAGAGTGTCAAGACCTTTAGAAATGACTAATTGGTATACTGGATGTTCTTTGGTCGGTAACCAGAAATCGTCGATGTCCATAATTGTAATGATACCCATATTTTTCAATACCTCTAACAATTGTGGACATTGTTCATATGGTCCTAATGTTCTGTGAAAATGCACAATTTGATATTTCTTCCAAAAGTTTACATCTGTGATTTTTGGTTCATAGTCAATATCTATGTGGAATTCGTCACCATATAATGTTTGGAGCATCGTGTGAGGGTCAACCGACCTAAATTTACCCACACCAAATCTATCTGAGGGCACTACTAAAACATTAATTTTGGGCATATAATAAAGAAAATTTCTCTAAAGTATAACCAAAATTAATTGAAATGAAAAGTGACCTTATCTAATTTTTTTGATTTTTGTAACCTTACCTTCAAATATGTGAGAACCAACTTTTAGTTGTAGTGAATCGTTAGATATGGTTTCAGATATTACACCTGAAGATTTTAATTCTTCTCTTACTACGTCTCTTACGGTGTCTCTTACAACATCCCTAAGCATTTGTTTCAATTCACTCATATCAAAAGAATTGTTGTGTTGAGGAGTGTGGGATTCTTGAACTTGTTGTTTTTTTGTTCCCATCAATCTTGTTGCTCCCTGAATTATCTCATCAGACAAAACGGAGTCACCTCCACCTATACCATTTTGTTGAACGATAGGATTTTCTATCATTAGTTTTTTAATATCCTCCGGTAATTTTGAACCCAATATTCTATCCTGTGATGCGGGTCTTGAAACATTCATCTGTGACGGTTGTTTTGTTTCAAGAACCATTTCTTGTGGTATATTGTATCTAGCTTCAGGAATTGACTTATCCATAGACATAGGCATTTCACCGTTAGATGCGATACCACCGCGTGGGATTTTATTTTGTGCGTCCATTATCTCTTTAGATAAGGCTAATTTTTGCATTAAATCACTCATTGATTATCAAATTTTGCGTTTAGTATAACTCGAGTCATACTTTTATCTCCGTCAAAGTTATACCCAGTTCTCGCAGATGTAAACTTTTCCGGTGTAATACGATATGATAATATTTTATCAGCTCGGAATAACCTCCATCCTGGTAGAGGTTGTTCACCTGTTGTTGCTGTGTGAGATGAACCTTCTTCATCCCAAGCTCTTAATACTAGATTACCCGCTTTACTATATCCAACACAGACCGGTTCGATAGTTCTAAGTCCTTTACCACCTGGTTCATCACCCTCATAGTATATAATAGTAATAGATTTATCCCTGATTGATTTTTGAATATCATTCAGAGATGCAATCTCAACAATTAAGGACTTAATACTTTCGAGTAGTTTCATTATGCTGGCACGTAATACGGTTTACTTGAGTTATATTTGTTAACTTTGATGTCTTCCTTTCTTTCAGATTTATCAGTTTGTGTACCTGCGTTAGTGTTATTCACATCTAAGAAGTTACCCGTACCACGTCCGATTAAGTCACCATCAGCATTTGCGTCAGGATGTGTTGCAGAGTAATTGTCAGACAAAGGAGAATAGTCGTTTCTTGGAAACAATCTTGATCTTTGTGCGTCTGCAATGGCAGACAACTCATTTTCTGGTTGTGAGAAGTCTAATTTATCGTTTTGAATTGCCATAGTTTAAATCATTAATTTGTTTATTTTTCTTATTTCTAATGTCACCGCAGTATTGTATTTATTGATACCTTTTTCGTGTTTGGAACCTGGAGTGACATTTATTCCTGTTTTTTCGTGGCTGTCTATGTATTGGTTTTCCATCCCCGAATCAGCCTTAATTTTTTTTCCTTTTTCTAATGTGGTTCTCCAATGATTCAAAACTGTTTTACACCAGTTGTTCATTCTATTACCTCCATTTAAAATGAATGGGGCATCTTCCTTATTACCATTGTAAGTGTCAAACCAATTTTTAACTCTTTTTAGTTGTTGATAAGTGATAATTCCATTTTCTCTTAATTCTTTGTTTCTGTTAAAACCTTCTGTGTTAGAATCTCCTTGAATAGAATTAAAAGAGTCCTCAAGGTGTTTAATCAAAGACTCAGGTAATTTTGATTTTTTATCGTATAGACTTTTATTCACGTGAAATCATTTTAAAAAGTTCTCTTATGGATATACCTTCTTTTTTGGCCATTTTTTTCAGTGATTTTGCATTTCTCAATAAAATATCAGATGCCTGTCCGTTAGATCGTATATCCAAATTATTAGATCTTTTTGTTAGAATATCTTCTTCTAGTTCTTTTTCTTGTAAAACCGGTCTACCTACAAAGTTTTTATCATCCTTATATTTTGAATTTTCATCTCTTTCTTCAGTCTTACCCATCTCAAGAGCTCTTTCTTTTGCATTTTCTGAATCCATACCAAACTCTTTTTCCAAGTACTCGATAGTTTCGTCAGCTGTCATATCTTTAGTTTCTTCATAACCAAAGGCGCCTGACATATCTACCTCAGCAAGTTCACTTTCACCATAGTAAAATCTCATACCTTTGGTTCTTGGATCAAGAGGGATTCTTGTTGCGGCAACAGTTTGGTCTATTGTTTTTTTAGGGTGTAACGCAGGATCTAAAATTGGAATTTTGGAATTTGATAAGTTTCCATCAAAATCAATAAATTCTTCAATTTCACCTTTAGGTTCTTGAAAAACTTTTTCAAATTCCTTGTGTGAGGAGCAAGGCATAAAACCATCGTCCATTTTATGGAATCCTTTACATCCCAATTCCTTGGCTTTTTTCTCAGCGTTTTCCTGTTTTCTAAATAGATTATACTCTATCATTTCGGATTTTTATCTATAAATACCATCAATAAACTATTTATCTTAAAAATCTGTTGATGGCCACCCAAAGCATTAATAATTATTACTTCAATCGGTACGATATTAGACTTGATAGTAGTTCATATTTTGACATAACATTGGCGTCCGATGCTCGTGGTTTTGATGAAGAAGTAGTATATTCACAAAAACTAATTGCTGAGGATAATGGTGATAGATTGCCTATTAACATCGATCTGAATAGTTTTTATTGTAACCCCAAACAGGATTTGAAGTGGGGTGTTTATTATTCTGCCAATACTTTGGTATCAAAAAACTACTTTGATGTGGGTAATTTGGATCAATCTTGTTTACCTGGTTATCAACCATTATGTGATGTTGGTTTGACTGCAACAGACAATGGTTTATATGATTTTATGACCGGACAAACTCTGTATTTCACAATGAAAGTAGAAAATGATCCTAATTCACAATATTATTTTGATCCACATTATTACAACAGAAGGATGAAATTACATCCCGTGAAAAGTGTAATAGATCAACTACCGAATCAAAAGTTTTCAGGAATAACCGCAAATACCGTATATAATATTGTTTCAAAAAAAGATGACAGGGTTGGTTATTATAATGAACTTTATGGTGGATTTTATCAAGGATTTTACAAACTGTTTGGTTGGGATTATGAAGTTTTTCCTGAAAGAGTAAATAAAGGTTGGACTGCGGAGTTCTTGTTAAAACCAAGACAGAGAGACGAATTTACAATCAATCCGTCACAAAAATACTTGAATGACATATACCCTGATAATTCCGGTACTTTCTTCTTTTTTGGTACGCGAGCGGAAAACAAATATTACCATCCTGCTTCAGGTTCTGTCGAAAATGCAATTGGATTTTCTTGCGACTTTGATATTAAAATAAGTGGTGGGACACTTTGGCAATATGACAGAGTAACCTCAGGATTGACTTGTATCTCTGCTTGTTCCTGTTCATCGACCGCAGTCACAAACTCTAATTGTTTTGCGATTTATCCATATTCTTCTACTACCGTTCTTCACAGAATAGGTCCTTGTGAGGTATATGAAACAGTACAAGATATCAAACCATATGATCCTGCTTGGGATGTTGTTTCAAACGCACTTTCACTACGATTTGAAGGGGATCCAAAAGATCCTCACCTGTGTGTAAAATATATTAAACTGACTGGTGATTGTGTAACTACGGGTGTTTGTACTACAGGTTTAACATATGAGTCAGGATATACCATAAATGAGATATGTTCTTCAAGAGGTATCTATTTTGATTGTGACTATGACTCTTTGACTTGTTTGACGGCAAATACCAAAGAAAGATGGGTTTATATAAGTGCGGTATTCGATAGGTATGAAACTTTGGAAGGGTGTGATTTATTGAATGCCGGTGGTCTTGGTGATATTAGAAAAGAAGTTTACCCATCCGAACTTAACGGTACATCGTATAATCTTATTATGCCACCACAAACACACTACACTGGCGATACTGGTGTTTTAGCAGATTATAACTATTGCACTGACACAATATCAGGAATAACAATAGATTGTTCTAAAAATCAGGGTGTTGAGCAAAAAGAGTCTATCATTCAATTGAATAGAAGATGGTTGGATGATGTTAGAAATAGAAGAGGGTTATTGAAGTTATACGTTAACGGATATCTTTTTATGATTATTGAAGATTTCGAAGAGATTATACCAAGGGAATTGAATACCCAAAAAGAAAAACAAATAGGCGTTCCATTTAATATATCCATAGGCGGAGGAACTCAAGGTTTGAGAGAAAACACTATATTCCCAAATTGCGAAGACAAATATGGTCCGTATATTCAAGATCCTGAATTATTTCCAAATAATGTTTTGTCAGGGACATCCTTATCAGGTTTGAGTACCGAAATATTAATTGAACAAAATTTTGGTGGAACATTTATGGGTGGTCTCTCCCAATTCAGAATGTATGTCGAACCACTCACATCTGCACAAATTCAACATAACGCAAGGATTTTACAACCTTGGTTTGATTTATATGATTTTTGGTGTTCCAATTGCTATGATTGTCTATTGGAGTGTTTCTTCGATTTTTCAATTGGAGAAATTGCCTGTAATTTTGATTGGGTGTTGAGTGAAATTACTTGTGATTTTGGGTTTGTTGCATTTGACCCTGAGTATCCTAATGAATCTTAATGAATATATATAAAAAATGAATTTCTTCATCAGACAACACAGCAATCTTCCTGTACTTAAAGTTCAACTTTTCAAGGACAGTAGAAACAATTTTAGGGAATTTGCAAATGATTTGTTAGATGCAACTATTACATTTTCAATGGTCGATGAGATAACAGGGACATACGTTATTATAGATCAACCAGCATATTTGGAAGAAAATGTTGGATATCCTGGTGAATACTTTATAGTTTATCAGTTTACTAAAAAACAAACCAAAAAAACAGGTGGTTACATAGGACAATTCAAAGTAAAAAATAATCAGGGTGAGATTATAGTACCTGTAAGGGAAATATTACAGATAAACATTACAGATTCTTTTAAGTTAGGTGATGCATCTGCAAGTTCATCTTGTTGTAAAGTTAATGGGGGATTTGTACCAACACCAAAACCATCAGAGACACCAAATCCTGATTTTGTAACGCCTACGCCAACCGTCACACCAACTGTTACGACGACTCCTACAAATACTCCAACCCCAACTCCGAGTACGCCCTTTTACTATCTTAGTTTTAAATATAGTAACACCTCTTTCAATGATACTTGTTTAAATTCAGAAGATGGTGATACCTATTTTTCAAATAGTGTCCCACCTCTTGGTCTCGGGGAACTAATTTATATTAGTACTATTACAGGTAATGAGCCGGCACCTGATGGATATTACATATTGGATGATGATTCTATTGGTTATAGAGTTGTTTCGTCACAAATTTTGGAAGTCAATATAAACCCTTGTATATAAAATTTAGATATGGAATTCTTTATCAACCAAAATAGTGAATCTCCCCTCCTTTTAATGCAGGTGGTAAACGATGGAAGGACAAATGCCTATCAGGTGTACAATGCGGAGTTGGACAATGCGGTTATTCGTTTTTCTATGAAGGAAGAAGCTACGGGTATTATCAAGATTTTAGGTGGTAATGCATATATTACCAATGTGACACTTACGAATCCTGATGCACCAACACAATATTACATTTACTACAAGTGGACCAAAAGGGACACGGCAAAAAAGGGTAGATACATCGGGGAGTTTTCAATTACAAACTCATTTGGTGAGTTGATTGCACCGATCAGAGAGACCCTTTATATCAACATCATTTGACATCCTAAGGGATACTTCTTATACTTATTGGACAAGAGTAATCTCAACTTAGTTGAGAGTATAATGTCTCAAGAAAAAGTAATATTATGGTATCACAACAAGAAATCGAAGAATTCCTCTTAGGTGAGGACCCTGAAAAATATATAGTAGCTCTCGAATACGATTACGCTACATCAAAGATTTACAAGATTATTCAGGACCCTGAAAAGGGAAAGATGATTAAACCCGATACATTTATTCCGTTTGCTTGGGTTGGTGATCTTCATAGTAAAAACTTTTATGGACGTGATAAGTATCGTCAGAAACAAGCAATCACAGAACACGGGATTATAATTGAGAAGTTAGAGACACACGGAGACCCTCGTTTGGAGTTGGGTCTTCGTTTTTTTATCAAAACAACCAAGACATATCAGAACCTTGTGAACTTTTTTAAGAATGGTGGTTTGGATCCTTGGGATCGTGATAATTCGGGCGTTATATCCATTTTACCTCCTGTTGAACAATATCTCGTGCAAAAACAGAAAAGATTGTTCAAGGGTTTTGAAGAATACGATGAGGTTCACCGATTTGTATTTGATATTGAGACCACGGGTCTTAACCCGAAGGTCGACAAGATATTCCTTATCGGTATGAAAGATAACAAGGGATTTGTTCACCTGTTGTCTGCACAGAATGAAGATGAAGAACGTGAGATGATTAAGGACTTCTTTAGGACAATCGATGTATTGAAACCAACACTTGTTGGTGGTTATAACTCGGCATTCTTTGACTTTCCCTTTATTCTTACTCGAGCTCAGATTCTTGGATTGGACATTAAGAAGATTTCAAAAACCCTCCATCCCGATCACCCGTTAAAACAAAAAGAGGGTATTTTAAAACTTGCCAACGAGATGGAACCTTATACTCAAACACAGATGTGGGGTTATAACATTGTTGATATTGCTCACGCAGTTAGACGTGCTCAGGCAATCAATTCTGACATCAAGAGTTGGGGTCTGAAATACATTACTCAATTTATTGGGGCAGAGAAAGAAAACCGAGTTTACGTTCAGGGTGATAAGATAGGTAAGATTTATTTTGAAAAGGAGGACTATTACTTTAATCCCCTTTCGGGTGGATTCAAAAAAGTTGGCGATCGTGGAACTGAAGACTTGCAAACCAGATTCCCTGGTAAATTTGAAATAGTAAAAGGTTCATACCTTATCGAACGATACCTTGATGATGACTTGTATGAAACGATGATTGTTGATGGAGAGTTCAATCAAGCAAACTTCCTTCTTGCAAAATTAGTTCCAACAACTTATGAGCGTCTTTCTACTATGGGTACTGCAACTCTGTGGAAAATGATTATGGCATCTTGGTCTTACAAACACAATTTGGCAATTCCAGCAAAGGGTGAGAAACGACCATTTACAGGTGGTCTTTCAAGATTACTACAGGTAGGATACTCGAGAGATGTATTAAAACTTGACTATTCTTCCCTGTATCCTTCTATTCAGTTGGTTCACGATGTATTCCCAAAGTGTGATGTGACAGGTGCGATGAAAAGTATGTTAAAGTACTTCCGTGATACCCGTATTAAATACAAAAACCTTGCTGAAGAATACTCAAAGACCGACCCAAAACTATCATCACAATATGGACGTAAACAGTTACCTATCAAAATTTTTATCAATGCGTTATTCGGTTCTCTATCAGCACCTCACGTATTCCCTTGGGGTGATATGGATATGGGTGAACAGATTACTTGTACTGGTCGCCAGTATCTGCGTCAGATGATTATGTGGTTTGGTAATCGTGGTTATGAATCATTGGTTATGGATACGGATGGTGTAAACTTTGCAGTCCCTGAAGAAAGATATTCTTACAAATACATCGGTAAAGGACTAAATGGTCTTGTAACAAAAGGAAAGGAATATGTTGGGACTGAGGCGGATGTTGCGGAATACAACGACATTTTTATGAGGGATGAGATGGGTCTTGATACAGATGGACAATGGCCAGCAACTATTAACGTTGCTCGTAAAAACTATGCCCTTTTGACCGATAAGGGTAAGGTAAAACTTATAGGTAATACCATCAAATCAAAGAGACTTCAGACCTACGTTGCGGAGTTCTTGGATTCAGGTCTACGTATGTTGTTGGATGGTAAGGGTCACGAATTCTTGGATTCATACTATGATTATGTAGACAAACTTTACAACAAAAAAATTCCAATAGCAAAAATTGCGAATAAAGCACGTGTAAAACAATCTGTTCAGGAATACAAACAACATATCACAAAAAAAACCAAATCCGGTTCTTTTATGTCTCGTCAAGCTCATATGGAATTGTTATTGAAATCAGGTGTAAATGTAGGATTGGGTGATACGGTTTTCTATGTGAACAATGGTGAAAGAAAATCACACGGGGATGTTCAAAAAAAGGGTGATGTACTTCTCTTGAATTGTTATTTGGTAAACGAAAAAGACATTGAACAAAATCCTGATATGTTGGGTGAATATAATGTTCCTCGGTACCTGACGGCCTTCAACAAAAGAATAGAACCTTTGTTGGTTGTATTTTCTCCAAAAATCAGAGATGAAATTTTGGTCGAAGATCCTGAAAAGAGACCATATTTTACTAAGACACAGACACAACTTGTTCGTGGGTTCCCTCGACGCGATGGTGATCAAGATAATATTGATGAAGTATTAACTTTGTCCGATGGTGAAATTGCTTTTTGGAGACACCGAGAAATCGACCCGTATTATATGTATCTTGATTCTACTATGGAACTAGTAAATGGTGAGTATATTGCAAAAAATAAAGACCTGATATATGGAGATTATGAGGTCAAAACGCAAATTCCTAAGGATGAGTTGTATGAGATGGACGAAAACGGTGACTATTTAATTTACTCTTTATGAGTTTTTCAAACCATCAGATGACATAATATACCATTTATCGATGATGTATCTTAACTCAACACAAGCACCGATTGATAGTTCAATCTCATCATAGAGATCATCAATGGACGAGTCTTCATTATTATCCAAAATAATTACTTTTGTCATCGCTTTGATTGTTATGTGGTCGGTTGTATTGTGATCCAAATAGACCTTACATTCGGGAATATCTCGGCACACAACCACAGATTCTCCATTTGTGGTGTATTCAGAGTTGTTTGTAACCACTAAGTCGGAAGTTTTAATCTCTCTACCCGCGATAATTTTTATGCTCGGTACAGATTTAAATGTTGTCATTTTATATTACCATTATACTTGCTGGAAGTGCTCTGTATTGTAGTGACTTATTTAGTGCTTCTGCTTGATTGGCTTTCACTTCCATCATTTTATCCGGTCTCAGTCTCTCTAACCTTGCTGAAAGTTCCTCAAGAAGTTTCATCTTTTCGTCTTTTGCTTCGGTAAGAAGTGAGTCGTATTCCAATTGTAGTTCAGAATCTGGAGTTTTCAAGTTTCCACTATACTTTCCTCTTACACGACCCAAAGTTTCCTTAACATATGATGTAAACCAACGTCTTACCCAGTTTTGTGCAGGTGAGTTAAGTTCATCCCACCTTGTTTCATCAATAGGAATATCAGATGGAAGTCTAACTACGTCAGGATTTTTTGATAAACAATCTTCTCTGTCTTCGGTATCGTAGTACCAATACCAAACACGATAGTCGTTTGTTGCAATATTTCCAAAGTCAAATTTACCACCAGGTACGTTGTATAAATGAAGTGCTTTTGCGCCACCTGGTAATGCTGTGATTCTGTAAGTCAAATCACCTGTGATCAGTCTTCTCTTCATTGTGATGTCTTGCATTCTCAACAAAATATCAAATGCTGGCGTGATAAAGTAATTACCCGTTGTACCCATTTGTGAGAAACCTGCGCCACCACCCAAACCAATACCTCCAAATCCACCCATAAATGGATCAAAGTAAGCAGCACTAAGTTCTGATCTCGCAAACCACAAAAGTTCGTTTACTTCACGACCTTTCGGAATTTCATAAATCTGTTGGTCAGTTACAAGATCAATATAGTCTTTTTTCAAGACACTATCACCACCTGCTTGTAGTCCTACTATTTTAGAGTATGCATAAGTATATTTGGTTTCCCAGTCCAAACTGCGGGTTAGAAAGGCTTTGGTTAAAGACTGAGTATCTAAGTCTAATCCGTATAATGAAGTCCACTGAGATTCGATTAACCAATCATTTACATATTGTGCATAATCCTGAATTGCAAACTCCAACAAAGAGTCCATCATCTCATCTTCAACCTCTACACTACGAATTGGGGCACCTAAAAGGTGTTTGATTCTTGTGTATAATTTGGTCCTACCAGGTTCAGCAATTAGTACAGCCATTCAAGTAATTTCTATATAAATATCATTTAACCTTTAATTTGGTCTTCTGCGTGAAAAACATAATTTCCATAAACAATTTCAGTTCTGTTGTTTTGAAAAACCATTGTTTCTCTGTTGTTGTGGAAAACCAAATAGTCGGTTTTGTAAGGTTTTACTTGTGCGGTTTTGTATACCGTAATTTTACCATCCTTTTCTTCATAACTCCCAAATGGTTTGATTTGCATTGTTTTGGTTCCTTCGGGTGTTTGCATAAATGCGTCCACACCTTTCAACATATCTTCACCACTTCCGAGTTCACCAGTTTTGAATATCTCGTCAGTATTAAAAATCTTTTTTAGTTGAACCACAGCATCAAATTCACGTTGATCTCCCTGTTTGTGTTTTGCATCCAAAGTAGACATAATCGCACTAAATGTTCCTGAGTTTGTGTCAAAAATTCTAAATTGAAGATCTCTTATAACTTTGACCAATCTTTGAGTTTCTTTAATTTGAATATCAGAATTTTGACCAACTATATTGATGGCATCTAACCCTTGATGACGTAGGTATGTGTTTATATCATTTACTATTGTACAAAACAAAGTGTAGTTGGTATTCAATTTGTTGATAACAGATCTACCTGGTTGTTCAAAGTCATAAACGCCATAAAAAGAACCAGGTTCGTATTGGTTTTGATCGTACCAATATTCTTTATACACAGTTTTTAGGATTGAATCAATACCTCTACGATATGTTGCCTTAACATCGGGATTTGTGTTGAATACTTCTCTGAATGCCTCAAGTTGATTTCTGTTACAACCTCTTGATTGACCTTCAGAAATTATTTGTTTGAATTTTACACTTTCTTTCAACTTTTTTTCTGTTCTTTCAATATATATTTTGTTAACAAATTTCCAATTTACAACCCGCCAAAAGTTTTTTATGTATTGATCTCTTCTGTTACGATATTTTAAGTAGTAGGCGTGTTCCCATATATCAAGACCTAATAGTGGGTATCCACCGTCCTTAATGGTGTCCATCAGGGGATTATCTTGATTAGTTGTTGTCATAATTTTTAGTTTACCTGAATTGGTGAGAACCAACCAAACCCAACCTGATCCAAACTTCTTTGTTGCTTCTTCATTGAATTTTGTTTTAAAGTCCTCCATAGAACCAAAATCCTTTTTTATTCTTTGGATTACTGGACCTATTGCTCTTGATTCGGTTGGTGTCAACATCTTCCAAAATAATGCGTGGTTAAAAGCACCACCTGCATTATTTCTAATGTCATCGGTAAATCTGTTTATTGATTGAACTATTTGTTCAAGTTCCATATCGGAACCTTTTCTCTTTTCTAAGGCTTTGTTGAGTTTGTCTACGTATCCTTTGTAGTGTTTGTTGTAGTGAGTTGACATTGTTTCTTGGTCAATGAAAACCTCAAGGGCAGAAAAGGAGTATGGTAATCTATCTATACCTACTTTCTTCATTTCTAATAAGATTGGTTTGTTAATTCCTTCGGATTCTTCAATCTGACGAGAGATAACCTCATCAAATTCCATCATTTCTTCGAGTTTGGAAATCCTTTTGTGGAGTTTAGAAAATTTCATTCTGTTATTTTAAAGATAAATACATAGAAATTATAAGTTTCTCCGCATCGATATCTCATTTAATATTTGTTCGAGGATATCACCCTTTTGTGGGTTGTCCCCCATCACGATTTCAAATATGTTCTTTTTGTTTTGGAGTATATCATAAATAATAGACTCTATAGTATTTTCAAAAATAGGATAATACACCAATACGTTATTTTTTTGTCCGTATCGGTATGCCCTATCTTCTGCTTGTGAGTGATCAGAAGGCACAAAAGACAAGTCGTTCATAATAACGGCCTCTGCGGATGTCAGATTAATACCAACACCTGCAGCTTTTATATTACCAACAAACACTTGAATTTTTTCATCTGTTTGAAATCTGTCAACTGATTTCTGACGTTCATCTTTTGACATTGATCCGTCCAATTTAACCGCAGTCTTTCCAAAGTGTTCAACAATTTGGTTTAGACTATTCGTAAAGTTTGTAAAGATGATAACCTTCTTTCCTTGTTCTATAATGTTCTCGGCAATTTCACAAGTGTTCTTTATTTTTTCTTCAGCGATCACTTGTCTTACTTTCATAAGTTTACTGAACTGAACAGTGAGTGAACCCGATTCTTGTCCTTGATCAAACCACCTGTAATATTCTCCCATAAGTTCCTCATAATCCCGTGACTTGAGTTTTAAATAAATTGGAGTAACAATCTTATCAGGGAGATCCAAAATTTCTTCTTTCAATCTTCTTAGCACCTGAGGTTTTATTCTATCACGTAATTCCTCTAAATTAGATGCCCCCTGAACATTCCAAATTTTCTTTCTACCAACGGTGAATTGATATCCGTTACAATATCTTCTAACATAACCCATCCAATTAAAGGCAACTGGTGAATCAACCAAATTGAGTAGGTTGTAGTAGTTCATAGGTCTTGAAGTCATCGGAGTACCCGTCAACAACCAAACCTTACCGACTTTGTTAATAATATCGTTTGCTATTTTGGTTCTCGCTGCTTGTGTGTTTTGGATGTAGTGAGCTTCATCGGCAACGATTAAGTCAAACCCCTCGTTTAGGATCACAGAATTTTTTCTGTCTTGTGGGTCGTGAAAGTTTTTTAGGATGTCGTAGTTGATGATTACAAAGTCGGCAGACTCCCAAATCTTTCCCTCAACGATGGATACGCTCTTATCGGTATAGTTTGCAATTTCTCTTTTCCAGTTAATCTTTAGTGATGCGGGACATACAATCAAAACCTTTTTCAGGTTTGCCTCTAAAGCGGCAATCACCGCAGATGTTGTTTTACCAAGACCCATATCATCCGCCAAAATAAATTTGTCATTTCCGACAAGTTTTTCGATTGATTCTTTTTGGTGGTTCAGGGGTGGTCGTTGCGAATATTTCGAATAATCAATCTCTACCTTACGTTCTCTGTTAATAGGAATCGCGCTCTTTGGTAACCAAAAATCGTGAAGTTCTTCAGATTCAAAAATTTTACCCCAAACGTGGTAGGATTTATCTTTTTCCAACAACAATTTTTCTATGTAGACTTTTTTGGGTTCTTTGGTGTATAGTTTGTCTTCCATCATCTTCTTTGAGAAGTATGTATCAAGATCAACCCACTTACGAGCCACCTTCGGAACAACCTCGTGATAATCTATTATATAGTCACATTGGTTTCTTGTTATCTTAAAGTTTTTGTTTGTTAAGAATTTTTTCTTGAGCCGGAGTATATAATTGTTAGACCCCTCGTATGTTTCCAAAATACGATGAGCCCTAACCTCGGGAATATGTGATATTATGTTTAGATCTTGTTCCACAAAAATTACTTAATGAAATATAATTGATTTGTCAATATTTATCAATATGAGTGTAAATCGTAAAAATCCTATTACTCGTTTAAATAAATTCTTCGGCGGTGAAGATTATATTTTGGATATCTCAATGGGTCGTGAATGGCTTAATGGGGATATGAATTTTACTTTGGTATTATATTCTGTTGATATTGCACGAACAATAAAGGATGATGTCTACGGTGAAGTAACCTCTGATGGTATTCAATACAAAGCACCTGTGGAGTTTAAGGCATATGTAAAAATTGCAGAGGCAACCAACGATTTTATCAACGGATCAAGAATTTTGCAAAATGAACCAGGTAATATGACTTTCTCAGTATACCATAAAGAACTTGAAGAATTAAAAACCAACATCAAACTCGGTGACTACATTGGTTACTGGATCGATGAGAATGAAATGAGATTTTATTCCGTCGTTGATGCTGCAACACCTGACTACGATAACAAACACACCTATGGAGGTTATAAATCTTTCTATTATTCTTACACGGCAACACCGGTAAGTGCAACGGAATTTGACGGATTCTAATGGCAGTACCTAAAAAAATAAAATCCACATTACCTCTTGTTCCAAAAAAGGAACTATACCCAAGAAGAGAACAACTTTTGGAATTTATCCAAAAGGACGGCACCTATTTACCAAAAAGTGTTTTGCACGCGGACTTAGACAGGGGGATGTTAGACTTTGTTCGTGACGACCTAAAATTATATAGTGACGGTAAGATTGTTCCTGCTGTTGATATTATCATCACCACACAAAATTGGGCTCAGTTTACTGAAACTTGGAATTTTCAGGATTTGAATGGTAATGTTCTTCCTCCTTTTATTACAACGGTCAGACAACCTGATGTAAAATACGGTAGTAATCCAGCGTTGTTCTATAACATACCCAACAGAAAAGAATTCATTTATGCCAAAGTTCCTACTTGGGACGGAACGAGAAAGGGTGTTGATATCTACAAGATACCTCAACCTGTTCCTGTAGATATTGTCTACAACGTGAAGATTGTTTGTAATAGAATGAGAGAATTAAATTCTTTCAACAAAAATGTGATGCAAACATTTGCCTCACGACAGGCATATACATTCATCAAGGGACATTATGTTCCAATTATTTTGGACAATGTTAGTGATGAGTCTGAAATGTCAGTTGATAAGAGAAAATATTACATTCAAACCTACACATTTACTATGTTAGGGTTTTTGATTGATGAAGAAGAGTTTCAAGTATCACCTGGTATTTCTCGAGCATTTACGATGGTGGAAGTTGCATCAAGAACAGGAGCAAGAAGAGCAAAAGGTCAACCTCCACGTCCCGACAATTTTGATTTAGATTTTAGGTATTCAGGTGACACCACAACTATTAGTGAAACCTTTAGATATACGGCAAACCTTATTGTGAACGATACAAACAATGTTGAGTCATTCTCCGTTTATTTCAATGACTTATATGTTGGTGATAATGTTTACAACATTCAGGTTACAAATGGTGACCTTGTAAGAGTCGAAGTAGTCAAATCAATACCTGATCAGTATTCCAATATTGAGGTGAGAGCATTCCTCCTTTAACCTTCCCCGTAGATATCTTTTTCTTCTTTACAGTTTTCCTGTATTAGTAACTCCAAATACTTGTGGATCTTGTAACCTTTTTTGTTGCAGTGGTTTTTCAACAATCTGTGAGTAGACTCCGATATTTTAATATTTTTAATAGATTCCATAACAAAGATAAAAAAAGCAGAAAAATAGGCGCTTTTTCAATAAATATGGAATATAGCATAAATCCTTTTGAAAAAAACTGAATATTTATGATAAATAAAAAACTGTAACACGCAATTTAAATGGCAACATCAAACAAAGTATTTGTCTCACCTGGAGTATACACTTCTGAAAGAGACTTGAGTTTTGTGGCACAAAGCGTCGGTGTAACAACCTTAGGTATCGTTGGTGAAACTTTCCAAGGACCCGCTTTTGAACCAATATTCATAACAAATTTTGACGAGTTTGCAGCAATTTTCGGTGGTACTTCTCCACAGAAATTTGTCAACACTCAGATCCCAAAATACGAAGCAGCCTATATCGCTAAGGCTTATCTTCAGCAATCTAACCAACTATTCGTAACAAGAGTACTTGGTCTTTCAGGTTACGATGCGGGTCCTTCTTGGACTATTTCAACCATCGGTAACATAAACCCATCAACTGTTGAGTTATTGGGAGTATCAGGCCCACACAACGTTTTCTTCACAGGATCGACTGGTTCAACTTCATCGTTAGACATTTCAAACCTTCCTCAAGACGTTCAGGACGATTTTTACAATCCTTACACTCTGTATAACGGTAATGAGTCTTCTATTGATGCTGACTTCACAACTTCAGTATTGAACGAAATTAGCTTATTCGCTAACTCAGCGGTCAATTCAGGTACCACAGCATATTTGTGGGGAGCTCTCGACGGAACAGATTTCGGAACTTTAACAGGATCTACAACACTCAATACTGTTTCTGGTGTTACTGAATACTTTGATGTTGATAACTACATCTTTGAAGATATGACATTATCGGCAAACACCAATGATGTTTGGTGGTATGGTACTTTTGATTATCAAACAGGTGTTACATCTACTGGTTCTTACCTAAGTTCATACACAGGTTACAGTTTAGGTGCTGTGTTGACTGACATCGTTACCTTAGGTGGTGGTTTGTATAGTGGTACAATGGAAACCTATGTAAATGATTTTTCAGGTCAAACTTATCCAACATATGATAACGTAGTTGTTGCAACTCTTCGTTCAAGAGGTATTAATACAAACACAAGTGGTGGTCCTGTATATACTGTTTCAGGTACTTCACAAGTCACTATGATCGGATCAGGATCATACAGTGGAATTTCTCTTAATCCATTTGAAACTTTCGTAATTTCGGGAAATACTGTTGAGGGTGAGTCATTCAATTTTGAAACCTCTATGAACTTGGCAGACACAAATTACTTAACTAAAGTATTTGGTGGTTCTAATTTTGGTAAACCAAGAAATGAGGTTCCTCTTTTTGTTGAAGAGGTCTTTAATTCAATATTAGTTGATGGTTACAATCAGGGAGAAATTCGTGGTCTTTCCGCAAATATATTAGGACTTGGAGAAGCACGTGGTTTTAATGACTCATCATCGATTGCATATTATCTTCAACAATTTCAGACACCCGAAACACCTTATTTAGTTTCTGAATTACGTGGTAACATTGTATACAGATTGTTTAAGTTTATTTTGGTTTCAGATGGTAACGCAGCAAACGCACAAGTTAAAATTTCAATCGGTAATATTTCTTTTGGAAACGGAACATTCGATGTAATCGTAAGAGATTTCTTTGATACCGATCAGAACCCTGTAGTCATTGAAAAGTTTACTAATTGTTCTCTTAATCCTACTGCTAATAGTTTCGTAGCTAAGAAAATTGGATCAGCTAATGGTGAATTCTTACTTCAATCAAAATATATTATGGTTGAAATGGATGAAGAATCACCTGTAGACGCACTACCTTGTGGTTTTGAAGGTTACAATATGAGGGAATATGCTGGATTAACACCTCCATTCCCTGTTTATAAAACACAATACTATACACCAGGACAAATCATTGCAAATCCACCTTTTGGTACTCCACTCGGAACTGATAATGCAATAAGAAGTTCAGGTGATAAAGTAAGAAGAGCGTATTTAGGTATTTCTACCTCTGTAGGTATTGACCCATCTTTCTACAACTACAAAGGTCAACAAATAATTAGTTCAACACCAACATCTCAACCTTGGCCGTACATTACCAAAGGTTTCCATATGGACTCAGGAGCTACTGTAGTAACAATCCAAGGGGGTTATGTTGACTCAGGTCAAACAGCATTCGATTGTGGTGTAGGATCGTTCCAATCGGATCCCACAAGTCAGTCAAACCCTTACTACTTCCTATATTCTAGAAAGTTCACATTACTAGCACAAGGAGGTTTTGATGGATGGGATGTGTATCGTGAGTATCGTTCTAATAACGACTCATTCACTTTGGGTAACACAGGTTACTTGATAAATGCACAATACAGTCCGTCTTATCCTGAGGCAACAGGATGGGGAGCATTCAAACAGATTACAGGTCCAGACCAACAAGAATGGGATAACTCTGATTTCTACGCTTACCTATGGGGTCAACAGACATTTGCAAATCCTGAAGCGGTTAATATCAATGTATTTGTTACACCTGGTATTGATTTCATCAATAACTCGAACTTGGTTGAAAATGCAATTGATGTTGTTGAACAAGATAGAGCTGACTCAATTTATATTATGACGGCACCTGACTACAATATGTTTGTACCTAATACTAATAACTTTGATGGTGACTTTATTTACCCACAAGAAATTGTGGATAGTTTAGAAGAGTCAGGAATTGATTCGAACTACACCGCGACTTACTACCCTTGGATTTTGGTCAGAGATGGTGTTAACAACACCCAAGTATACATCCCACCAACTTCTGAAGTTGTGAGAAACTTGGCTTTGACCGATAATATCGCATTCCCTTGGTTCGCAACTGCGGGTTACACAAGAGGTTTGGTAAATGCGGTTAAAGCACGTAAGAAATTGACTCAAGAAGATAGAGATACTCTATATAATGGTAGAATTAACCCGATTGCGACCTTCTCAGATGTTGGTACCGTTATTTGGGGTAACAAAACAACTCAAATTAGACAGTCTGCTCTTGATAGAATAAACGTAAGAAGATTGTTACTACAAGCTCGTAAGTTGATATCTTCAGTTGCTGTTAGATTACTATTCGAACAAAATGACGATCAAGTTCGTCAACAGTTCTTGGATTCGGTTAACCCTATTCTTGACTCAATCAGAAGAGATAGAGGATTAATTGACTTCCGTGTGACGGTCTCAAGTTCACCTGAAGACTTGGATGCAAACCAACTTGTTGGTAAAATTTATCTAAAACCAACGAGAGCTCTCGAATTCATCGACATTGAATTCTTGATCACTCCAACAGGTGCATCTTTTGAAGATGTGTGATAATAAAAATAAAAGGTGGTCGTAAGATCACCTTTTTTGCCTTTTTAATATTTATTAGTATGGAATTTAATAAAAAAACTTTTTTGGAGTCTTTAAGTAAGGACTCTAATGGTGTAAAAACATTTTCTGAAAAACCTCAGAATATCGTAATTAACGAAACTCAATTAGAGAGATTGATTGATAAGTTATATTCTAACGATTAACAAATGTCTTTACGTAAAACAGTTAAAAGTGTTCTTACGGAACGTTTTTTATCTGAGGGATTTACCCAAGAGGGTAGTCCTGATATGAAATACTATGCTTTTGATTGGGATGATAATATCGTCACAATGCCAACTCAAATTGTGGTCTTAACAGACAAAGAGGAAGAGATAGGTATGTCTACAGAAGATTTTGCAGAACACAGAAACGATATCGGAAAAAAACCTTTTGAATATAAGGGTAAAATGATTATTGGTTATGCACCAAACCCTTACAGACACTTTACGGAACAGGGTGATAAAAATTTTATTGTCGATGCGATGTTGGCAAAACTTGGACCGTCTTGGGATGATTTCAGAGAAGCTGTAAACGGAGGATCTATTTTTTCAATTATTACGGCTAGAGGTCACAACCCTGAAACACTTAAACAAGGTGTCTACAATTATATCATTAATGGATTCGGTGGGATTAACAAAGAAGAACTTGTAAGAAATCTGAAAAGGTATCGTGAGTTTGCAAATGAAGACACAATATCAGATGAAGAAATAATACAACAATATTTGGAATTTTTGAAATTCTACCCTGTGACTTATGGTGAAGGTAGTGCTGCAAGTCCTGAAGAAGGAAAAATTAAAGCTCTAAGAGAATTTATTGATTACGTTCGAAATATGTCAGAAAAACTTGGTCAAGGAAAAGTTTTTTTCAAAAATGATGTAAAAAACAAATTTGTACCACAGATCGGTTTTTCAGATGACGATCCCAGTAATATAGATTCTATTAAAAGCTTCTTAGAAAAAGAATATGGTAAAGAAAATCCAGTAAAAACTTATTTAACTAAAGGAGGAGAAAAAATAGAAGTTTAAAAATTCTAGATAGTTATAGAGTAATAAACAAAATCAAATTTAAAGTAAATAGAAAAACTTTTTACGATATATTTATAAACAAATAAAAGAAAAAAAATACAACAATGGCGGACTTATTAATGAAAATGCCCATACCTTACGAACCTAAAAGGAAAAATAGATTTATATTATCTTTCCCATCTTCGTTGGGTATCAACTCTTGGTATGTAGAATCTACATCAAGACCTTCAGTAAGCATTGGAGCTACTGAAATTCCATTCTTGAACACATCTACCTATGTTGCTGGTAGATTTGTTTGGAATACAATTACCGTAACTTTCCGTGACCCAATCGGGCCATCTGCTGCTCAGGCGCTTATGGAATGGGTACGTCTACACGCAGAATCTGTAACTGGTCGTATGGGATATGCTGCGGGTTATAAAAAAGATTTGGACTTAGAATTACTTGACCCAACAGGTGTTGCCGTTGAAAAGTGGATTCTACAAGGAACCTTCTTAACCGAGGTGAACTTTGATTCTTTAGGTTATAGTGAAGACGGGTTGGCAACAATCACAGCAACACTTCGCCCCGATAGATGTATATTAGTTTACTAAGAAATCTTTATTAAAAATAAGTCTGTATTATATTTAACCATAGGTAACCCCTATGGTTAATTTTTTTTATGGATACATCACAACAATACGGACAATCTGACTTTAATCTACCACACGATGTGGTAGTGTTACCTTCAAAAGGTAAATTATACAAGAATAAAAAATCGGCACTAAAAGTCGGGTATTTAACTGCTCAGGATGAGAACATCCTTATAGGACAAGTTAATTCAGATATGATTATTTCAAATTTATTGAGAAATAAAATATATGAACCTGGATTCAATGTTGATGAATTAATAGACGGGGACGTTCAAGCAATTCTCATTTTTTTGAGAAATACTGCATTTGGACCTGACTATACATTTCTTATCAAAGATCCAAAAACTGGAAAGGACTTTGAGGCTATTGTAAGATTGGATGAGTTGGATATTGAAAAACCAATTCACGAACCTGATGAAGAAGGATTATTTACTACCCAATTGCCAAAATCAAATGTAGGTGTTAAATGTAAGGTTTTGACTATGGCAGATCAAAGAGAAATTGAAAAAATGACAAAGTCATACCCGAATGGAATGACAGTACCTGTTATCACTAAAAGATTGGAAATGATGATTGTCGAAATAGATGGAGATAGGACTAGAGAAAAAATATCTTCATTTATCAATCAAATGCCGATATCGGATTCAAAACACGTAAGAACTTTCATTGCTCAGTGTGAACCTAAATTGAATTTAACAAGAAAAGTAACAGCCCCGTCAGGAGATTCCCTCGAAGTATCGATAGGGTTTGGGGCTGAGTTTTTTCGGCCTTTCTATTTCTAACAGAAAAGATATTTTAGACGAAATTTTTTATTTGACAAAACTGATAGGTTTCTCCTATACAGAGGTTTTGAATATGCCAACTTTTGAAAGAAAATATTTTATTGACAAGTTGATTAGTGATTTGGAGAAACAACAAAAATAATACTTTGGTATTTATAGAAAAAAAGAAAAATGTTTTTACAAGATTCAGGAACTTCCTCTGAAAAGAGTTTTTCAAGTTTAAGTGTATTATTAGGTCAGTTCAAGGAGGCCGCATCTGAGGCGTTAAGTCCAAACAGACTTGCTGTTAGATATGCACAAATAGAGGATCTTACAAAAAAAACAACTAAAAGTATTTCAGGTATGTTTGGAGCAAGTGCGGACGCGCTCCAAAAGGCTTCTGTAAAGGCGTACTTGACAACATTAAACATTGGTGCTTCATATGAAGAAGTACTGTCTATTCAACAAGAAATAGCGACACAACAACAAAAAGCATTAAGTTTAACCGAAGCTGAGGTTAGTGCAGCAGTTGAGTTCTCAAAGGCAACTGGTGTGGCGGCAAAGGATGTCGGTAGTATAGTTTTGGCTTTTGCCGATTTGGGTCAGTCTACATCTACTGCTTTAGAGAGTATGTCTGGTATGGCGGCAGAGGCACGTAAGTACGGTCTGAATGTGGGACAGTTTATGAGCACTGTTGCTAAAAACTTAACTTTAGTAAACGCATATGGATTCAAAAATGGTGTAGAAGGATTTACCAAAATGGTTGCAAGATCACAGGCGCTTAGGATTGATATGGCTCAGACAACAAAGTTGGCTGAAAAATTATTGAATCCCGAAGACGCGATTGAGTTGGCAGCAAACTTCCAAATGTTAGGAGGAGCCATAGGAGATCTTGGAGACCCATTTAAGCTAATGCATATGGCTCAGAATGATATGGAGGGTCTTCAAGAAGCGGTAGTACAGGCGGCTAAATCATCTGTTATGTTCAACAAAGAAACCGGATCATTTAAAATATCCGGTACAGAAATGTACCGTTTAAGGGCTCAAGCAACGGCTCTCGGAATATCTTATGAAGAGTTAGCTAACACTGCGGTAAAAGCCGCCAAAGAAACGGAAATTTTATCAAGGATAAGATTTTCGGGATTAGACGAAGAAACTCAACAATTAGTTGCTAACTTAGGTGAAATTAAAGACGGACAGGTTCAAATAAAACTACCCACGATGGATAAGGCCATCACTGATTTTTCTAAGTTACAAGATAAAAATAGTACAGAATTTAAAGCTCTTGAAGAGTATCAAAAAAGTACTCAAATGTCTGATAGACAGATAGCTGAGAGTCAGTTGTCTGTTTTACAAAATATCAGTAATAGTTTACAAGGATTAAAGGATCTCACGGTAACACAACCTAACTTTCAGAAGTTAGGTAAAGAAGCAGCAGAAGGGTTTAAACAAGGTTTTGAAAATGTTGGAGGTAAAATAAAAGGTGTTGCTAAGAATCCTGAGTATCAAAAAGCCCTTAGTGGTACCACCAATGCTATTACCTCAGGATTTAGTGATGTCTTAAAAGAATTAGGAAAAGGTAATTTTGTTGGTGCCACTTCTGCTGTTGCTGAAATAGGTACAAAGTTAATAGAAACAACTGGTATTTTAGATATTGTCAACGAAGGACTTAAGAAAGTATCAGATAAGATCAAACAGGGTTTGCCGATACCATTTAGACAAGGTAATGATAATCTTATGAGTTCATCTAAAAATGCCGTACTTTCGGCACCACAGGGTACATTTAAATTGAATGAAAAAGAAAAAGTGATTGCGGGTACAAATTTATTTGACAAAGGACAATCACAAATACAAAAATTGGAGTTTGCAAATGCGGCGGAAGTAAGAGTAGGTGGTTCCATTCAAATAAATGGAATTCAACCTGGAACTATCGGTGATATGTTGTTACGTGATCCTGATTTTCAATCAGGTGTCAAGAATTTGTTCAGTAAGAGTTTCAAAGAACAATTGGGAACTGCTTAAAAAATTGGTTGAGTATCTATTTATCAATAAAACCGCATAGATGTCAAGTCCTCTATCATTTAATTCAACAGAAGTATTCAGAAAGAAACTACTCGTAAGAAACTTAAAGGCTTACGGAAATGGAAACTTTACTGCAAATTCAAATGCGGGAACAACAGAATATAATGTCAACGATTACTCAGTTGTCGATACTCCGAGTTTAGAAGACACTGGTAGAGTAGAGGCTAAAAACTTATATAAAATTAATGAGTTTGGACCTGAAGGTGGTTATAATAGTTTTGTTGATGTTAATATTAATCAACAGACCACCGCAAACTTAGGTGAGTTTGATTATGCATCATCTTCACCGTCTAAAACAATACCTCAATCTCAAAAAGATGCGTTTATTCAAAACGTGTACGGACCCTCAGATGGTTTTAATGATTTAATTTCAATTAATGATGTTCAAAGGATAATTGGTGTAAGAGACACCTATTATAAGTTTGTTGCTTCAACATATTCACCTGGTAACATTTTATTACAAATTGACCCATTAGGTTCAGACGGATTAGTATCACAAGATTCTGAACTTGCTCAAATAGCGGCAGCAAGTCTTAAGAGAGAGTTTTTAGCAAGAATTGCACAAGAAACATATGAGGAAACTTTGGGTAGAGCAAACTTTCTACCAGGTAATAATCCAGCATATGGTCCTTTAGGTGTTTTAACAGGTAGAGTCCCACTTATAGAACCGAACTGGGAGATATCAGTACCTTCAAGTATTATAGGTAAGGGTTTAAATTTCATCAGTAGAATTACTGGTGTTTACTCTCCATTTTCTTGGATACCTGGTGATTACTTTGCGGCTGAAGATAAAAAAAGTTTTCTAAACCAAGCGGCAAACAAGTTACTTGGTAAATTTTACAAAAAGGGTACTTTAAAGTTACCTGAAAATAGAAGTTCTTCTGATATATTTTTAGCAAATAGTGGTGGTGGAACAAGACAAACATTGTTCAGAAATTTAACATTCAATGATTACAGACCTGACTATAAAGGTAATTTTATTGGCGAAATTAATTTAGCGGCACCTACAGGAAATTATTACGTTGGTAGTAGAACTTCCGATCCAATTGATATCGTATCACCAAACAACGAGTTACCACAAGATAAGGATGGAAATAAAATTCAGACTGCGATTAGAGGTTATGGTGAACTTGGTAAGTTGTATGAAAATAACCAACAATTTGGGTTTGGTTTAAATACTACCGCACTTTATGATGACGGTGGACTACAGGGTGGATTTACTTGGATAAGTCAACAAAATTCTCCTATCGGTCTTCGATTAGGTCAGGGAGGTCAACCTGAAGGTGAAGATGGTGAATTTAATCAGATTGCAGCAACATTTCAGGCAGGACAATCAACTAATTATTCTGAAAACTTCAGAGAGGGTTCTATTCTTTACGATACACAGAATCTCATTGATGCAGCAGAAAGATTACAAGGAGATGCCAGATTACAACACGTAGGAAATGCCATAAATCAGGTTTCGAAAGTTTTTAATGATGGATATAAAGAACTTACGAAAGGTTCAAGAGTAATTCGTTATAGTCAAGACAATGGATATGAAGTTGGGTTTGAATACTGTCGGGTTTTTGCAAAAGACATACCTTACTACACAAACGCTGATTTACAAAAAAGTAGTGGTAACATTAGGAACTTTGATTACTCCGTTTTATCTAACACATATAATTTAAACATTGCTCCTACATCTGGAAATGAGTCTACTACTTTGGATGTACAAAATGGTAGAGTAAAAAAATATATGTTTTCATTGGAAAACTTAGCTTGGAGAACTTCTAATCGTGATGGATTTACATTTGAAGATCTACCGACTTGTGAAAAAGGACCGAATGGTGGAAGAATTATGTGGTTTCCACCCTATGATTTGGCCGTTTCGGAACAAGTTTCCGCCCGTTGGACTGATACGTCATTTTTAGGTAGACCTGAACCAATATATACATATAATAATACGACACGAACTGGTAATATATCTTGGACTATTTTGGTAGACAATCCGTCAATTATGAATTTGATAGTGGACAGAGAATTAGAAAAAATTACACCTGACTCAAAAGTTACAAAAATTATGGACTCCTTTTTTGCTGGTTGTTTGACCTATGATATCTACGAATTAGCAGCAAAGTTTCCTCAGTTTTCACTAAAAGATATTTATGAAATTGTTGAAACTACTCAGAGTTTGTCCGACTACGAAGAGGCGGTCAATGAAATACCACAGGCAAACCCTCAAACCGCTCAGTCTTCTTTTACTAGTCAATTGAGTCAGTTTACTAACTTGGCCTTTTATTATGATAATGCACAACCAACGTCTCCAACCAACACGGCAATAGCACCAAATGCATTTAATGTATATTATAACAATTACATTACATTACAAGGAACAACATATACGACGCAACCAACAGATGCTCAAAAACAACCAATACAAAACTTCTTTAACACTGAAATAAAAGGAAGCTTTGATAATACGAACAATTTTTTAATTCAACTTTCAAAAGAATTAAACCAAGGTGCAACTATCAATGTGTCCATTGCCTCTTCGGCTTCTTCACCTGGTAATGCAAGTGCAAACCAAAAACTTTCTGAAAGACGAGCTGATAGTGTCAAAAAATATATTTTAGGTTACAATTTAGGTCCTGATACCAAGTCATTTCAACAATGGAATAACGAAGGTAAATTAAACATCAATATGAATGCCACAGGTGAGTTGACTCAAGTTGGTGGTACGGATTGTTCACAAAATTTACCAATACCTGATAACGAATACTCGGTCCAAGCGATGGGATGTAGAAGAGCGTATATATCAAATATTGCGGTTACCCCACCAGTTAATGAACAACCTGCACCTGACCCTGAAATTATTTCAGAATTAAATCAGGATGTACCAAACACACCACAGACACAACAGACTTTTCTTCAAACAAACGTCAAGCCTGATATCGCAAAAAGAGTATTGAGAAGAATATTGAGTGAGTGTAGTTACTTTGAATTAATGAAGGAGGATTCTCCGTTTTTATACAACAGTATCAAAGAAAAGATTAAATACTTTCAACCCGCCTTTCACTCAATAACACCAGAAGGTTTAAACTCAAGATTAACGTTCCTTCAACAGTGTATGAGACCTGGTGACACTATTCCGACAATTCAAAAAGATGAGTCAGGAAGGGTCACAAAAGTTTATAACGATGCATACAACACTGCGTTCGGTGCACCACCCGTTTGTATCCTTAGGGTTGGTGATTTTTACCATACCAAGATTGTAATTGATAGTTTGGATATCAGATATGAGCCATTTTTGTTGGACTTAAACCCTGAGGGTATTGGAGTTCAACCGATGTTAGCTAAGGTAAGTATGACATTCAAATTCATCGGAGGACAAGGACTAAAAGAACCTGTAGCTAAATTACAAAACGCATTATCCTTTAATTATTATGCTAATACCGAAATGTATGATGAAAGGGCTGACGTAACTGAGGACGTAAAACAAAAGTATAATTCTCAGGTATTACAGGCGATTGAAAATATTATCGGATTTTCATCTTCTGATTCGAGAAATCAACAAGGTAGGGAAGGTGGAAATACTATAGGTACCGTAACCTCTGAAGTTATATCAGGTGCCAGTACAGGTTCAACAATTGATTCAGTTACAGGTCAAATCAATTATAAACAATTTTTTGCAGATTTACTTAACACAACAAAAAATACCACAGGAACGATATTGGGTCAGTTAGAGGAGGTAAACAACAACTATTATGTTGGTGGTTTAAGAATGTTTACATCGTTGAGATCATATACGAGTGGTACTTTTGGTGGTGGATCTTTATTAGTGAGTCCACCATTGTTTGGTAAACCTGAAAACTTAGAAACAAAAATTCAAAATTTGTTTCAATTGGCGGTACAGGATGTTGAAAACAACACAAATCCTTATTTAGGTAGCGACTTTAATAATCAAAACTTCAAAGAGATTGATATTAAATCTTTCAAGAGAACTATTACTGATTTGATTGTTGCCAAGAGAACAGATTATCAACAATTCTTTGATAGTGCGATTCAAACTATGGTAATTGCAGAACAGGATTTGGTTAGATATATTGACAAGACAAACCTTGTTTTAAATGAAAGTGAAGGTGCGAATACAGGATCCGATGGATATATTTTATCTAAAGGTAGTCCTGTGGTTTATGCTCTGACGGGTACTACACAAGTTGCGCCAACATCAACAGCGGCTAATACTTTAGCTGAGTTATCTGATGACTATACGACCGTTGGAAACGATTTGACCTCGTTTGCAACTAGTTTGATTCAATACCAAATTGATTTAGACGACTTCAACGATTCATTCACTTTTGATTGTTTAGATCCAAGTATTAGCACACCTGCTCAAGTTAGATTTTTTATGATTTTTGCAAAAGAGATTGTGGAAAACAGTGAAGAATTTTTGGTTAAGTTGACAAGAGGAGGTACACTTGAATCTATGGTTGATTATCTTAGAAATGTGACTAACAATTTAAAAAAAGATTATATAGATTCTAAAAAAGTCTCAGACAAATATTTTGTGGACTTCAAACAAAAATATTATGAAAAAACTTTTTCATCAAATTACGGAAAAAACCTGGCGGATAAACAAAGAAACTTTGATTTTAGTAAAGTTGACAATCCTACCATAGGTGAAAATCTTCAAAACTTATATGCTAACAAAAATCAGGGTCCAAAAACCGATTACAATCAAAAAGTTAAATTTAACTAATGCAATACTACAATAGATACCAAAACTTTTTATTGAACGGAGAACAGACAGTTGTCCCTTATGTAACTTTACCTACAAAACCGACAGACAAAAGATTTATATATCGTCAAGGTAGAAGTAGATTGGACAAGATTAGCCAAGAATATTACGGTACGCCATATTTTGGTTGGTTAATTATGATTGCAAATCCTAACTACGGTGGGTTGGAACAAAATATTCCTGACAATACAAAATTGGTTGTACCATTTCCGTTAGTTGCGTCTTTACAAGACTATAAATCGGCATTAGATAACCATTTCTTGTATTATGGCAGATAATAGATTTGCTTCAAAAAACATTTATGTTGAAGAGGATTACCAAAACATTATTTTGGTTGACCCTAATAAGGTTGTTTTACCCGATGGTAGTGTGCAAGAAAGACTCGTCGATCACGAGGATTTGGTATATTATGCTAATTTACAAGCAAGAGTTCTTCCTCGTACAAAATTAGCGGTAGGTGCCGATTTGGATAATGTGGTTCAAAATACCATAGTTGCAGAATTCAGAAGTCCTGACAACTACGGGATTGATTTTTTAAACCCACAAAATTCTACAAATGCTCTTGACACCAGTTGGTCTGATCAGATAACAGGACAGGGATCAAGAGAGGGTCAAGGAAGAGGTCAAACACAAGAAAGTATAACTAACTCAAAACAATTTATTAGAAGACAAAGACAAGATTTACAGGTGGATTCACAGGGATTTGGGATTAAATCTATTTCTATAAAATTGAATCAAGCCTACATTCCTCAGGTCACCATTGATATGGTAGACGTTCAGGGAAGAACTTTATTTGAGCAAGGTGAAAATTCACCATACGCCGCGTTTTTCAATCTACCATATCCTATTTTCTTTTTGACAGTGAAAGGATACTACGGTAAGGCTGTCAGATATGAGTTAATGTTAAAAAGTTTCAACGCCTCTTTTGATCCTGGTACGGGTAACTACAATGTAACTACAGAGTTTATTGGTAGAACTGCGGCAATTTTATCGGACCTGATCATTTCACATTTGTTTACACTACCACATATGTATAACTCAATTTTAACGGTTGAGGGACAAACTGCGGGTAACACACAACAACAAATTGGTGCAACAGCAACCACAGGAATACCAACTAATAGTAATTTGAGAATAAACACCACAAAGGGTATTCAAAAACTTAATGAGGTTTATTCGATTTATGAATCGAAAGGTTTGATTGAAAAAGGATTTCCACGATTAACACTGAATGCTCTTGTTTATAAATTACAAACCTTAGATAAATTAATAAATGAATCTTTTGGTAAACAAGATATGTCTGTATTAAGTGATATTGAAGAATACGGAAAAATAATCACAGATTTCAGAGCTAATGTTTATGGTAATTTTGACGGAAACTGGTACACAAAATATATTGATCCGACAGATGTTATAATCATAGGAAACAAAAAGTTTTACGGTTTGAAGAAAACTCTTCAGGATGGTTTGAGCCAACAAACGGCGTTGACAGATTTAGACAAAATTATAACTGAAAATAAAAAAGAGTTGTTAAATAATAAAACATTTGGTAACAACGGAAGTTATACTATAAATGGTAAAACTCAACAATCTGAACTTTCGTTTAACTTAAGTATTGGAAATTTGGTTGGGACAATTAATCCTGACGAGTTGACACCACAGGATATTGAACAAACTTTTATTATAAGGAAAAATAGACTTCCAAGTCCAAATGATAATTTAGAATTATTCGGGAATGAACTTAAGACTGAGTTAAGTTTTTCTGCAAAATACTTGGACCCAAAAACCTCACAAGTTGTTGATGAACCAAAACGTTTTTATATTTTTGGTGAACCAGCATTAAATGGATCATCACCACCTAATACCTTTTTACCAATATTAGATGCGTTACAAAAAAATTTTTCAACTCAATCACAAAGAATTGAGGAAGCCTTGTCTAAAGCTCTTGCAGAAAAAATTAAGAACAGTGAAACTGGTTTAGGATTCAATCCAACTATAAGAAACGTAATGGCGGTTCTTATGGCCAGTGGTGATGCTTTTTTGAGATTGATGGATGAAGTCCACAGAAACGCTTGGGAGGTAAGGAAAAACCCCAACAGATTACAGGCGATAATTTCAGGTAGTAAAAATTTTGGTGTTGATAACAAAGATGTTGTACAAAAAGACGTTTCAAGTACTGAAAGTTTGAGTGATAACAACATTGTATACCCTTGGCCACAATACTTTGAAGAAGAACAAGACAATAAAGGTAATGTTAAGTTTACTGTAAAATACCCTGGTGACCCTGAAGTGATTAATAGAACCAAAGGTTACCTTTGGGATATATGGCCTGAAGTAGAATTCACAGAGCAATACATCACGGGATCAATTCAAAAACAAGAAATACCAGATCCAATTGATTACAATAACGAATTGGAGTTTACACAATATATTGGTGTTAATGCTGTTGAATTTCCTAACGTAAATCAACCATATCTTAACTTGACAGAAGTATCATTCTTTTATGAGATGTGGGAAAGACAGTATTTGGGTACTAACTATACAAAGCTGTTTAAGGAAACAGGATACGAAAATGAACTGTATGCTGCTTTAGGTGACTTCGAGTTTTACAATATCAAACAAGCGGTTGAAGAATCCCCCCAACTACAAGGGATACTGAAAAGATTTAAGTTCAATTACAACAATTTTATCAATTTCCTTAAGAATATATCTTTGGGTGGTGAGGGACAAAATTGGAACTTATTTGTAAGAGATGAGTTTGTAACTCCCTATATCAAAGAATATATCACTCAGGATTTTGAACTTTATAGTGTTGCGACTTTAAGTGAAAACTCACCATCGGTTCAGGGTCTTGAGAGTTCGACCAAAAAGATTCAGGATTATATTTCAAGTACCAAGTCCAATAGTGTGTCGTTTATTGACTCACCACCTTTTACAAATTTGAATTGGGTTAAGACAAATCTTGCAAACGGTCAGTCTATTGGTGTATTGGAAGATGCGAACCAAACAACAAAGTCACTATCTTTTTATCAGGACAAGAAAGCTATTTCGAACATATTTGATGATCCATACTATAATAATTTTTGGACTTCTATTGATTGGTTAAATAATGATGGGTCTAATGTTGCTCAGTCAATATTGAACATCAATACATTCCTTCAGTCAAATGGACAAGCATATCCAACACAATCTTTGGGTGGACTGTCCACTCAAACACAACTTGCCGATTTTTATCAAAATAGAGAACATAAGAACTTTTTCCCAACGGAATCTACATTGAACTATGGAAATGACTATGTAATTACCAGTGGGAATGTAAGTTCAATACAGACAACGTCACTATTCAATACCCCTTATTTTGCAAATGCGATTAACGTTGGTGCTGAAAAACAAAAGCAAGATGATGTAAATCCTTATGTTGGGTTGGGTTATCTTGCATTGAATTCATTACCACTTATCACCCTACGTGAAAAGTTGAAGGAGGTTAATTTAACCAACAAGACAATCACAGATTTGGATTATCTGTATGCTGCATTTACTAAGTTTGCTGCGATTCACAGGATACCCTACGCTTGGATGTTAAAATACGGATCGATATGGTATCGTTACAAAACATTTATCAATAATCAAACTGACATCTTGGATGACATTTGGACTGATTTCCCTTATTTGGAAAACTACGATCCAATCAGCCAAAATCCATCCACACAATACACGGTGAAGGATTATAATGGTGGTAATACAAATATATCACTTCAGTTATCCTTGAATGTTACGACACCAATTAACTTAAATCACGATTCAATCAGTGCGGGATTCTACCCACAACTGATTAATAATTTTTATTATTTCTTTGCTAATGAGGATTTGGTATCGGGATATACCGCTTCTGATTGGTCCAATGCGTATTCACAATCTTTTAGGATTGCAAAAACAAACCAATCAACAATTACCTTCGGACCTGGTAGTGATTTAAATGACACCGGTAAAACTTTCTCACAGGTTAACTGGTATCAGTTTTATGATACGACTAACGATCCTTACTTGAAGTATAACTTATCTCAGGGTTATATGTTATTTCCCTCGACAGGAGCATTAAACTTCAACCAAGCCAAGTTTGAGTGTACAAATTCTACAGGACAGATTGTGAAACCATTCTTAAACAACCCTGCGGTTTACAACGGAACAACAAGAGGGGTTTGGTTGGCACCACAATTTGGTTATTACGACAACTCGTTGATTGAAAGACCGACACCATTACAATACTTAAAGGTTGTATATTCTGCCACTTCACAACAAGAGGCGTTCAGTATTCAAAGTGAGAGTGTGTATTCTTCAATCGAAGAGGTGTTAGCAGTTTTCAAACCTGAGGTTCTTGATTTGTTTGAACAATACTTCTTGAATTGGTGTGAACCATTAAACAAACTTATTGAGGTTAGGGATCCATTTGAATTATTAAAATCTGCATCATCATTCTTCTCATCTGAGGATTTGGGTAACGATTTATATTATTCAAATTTATATACCCTGATGATGAACTTCTTTATTGTGCCCAAAGTACAACTTACGGGGCAAGAAAATAAGGATGGATCTATTTTGGCGACAAGTCAAATGGGTAGTATAGTAACATACTTGAAAGGATTTTTTAATAAGGATATTGTCTTAAAGTTGGGTAACCCAAGTAACTTTAGTAGAAGAACATTCGGTAGTTTCACCAACAACAGAAACCTACAACCTGTAGATAAAATTAACTTTGGTCCTTATGTGAATGGTTCTGTACCTGGTGATGCGGGCACCACATTGGCTCAGAGCATCGGAACATTCCCTGAGGTGTGGTCCGCACTACAAAACAAAATTGGATTCTCATCAATACCTGATCTACAATATACAAACAGCGGATCATACTATACCAACTTCTTTAAAGATTTTGGAATTGCCTTTACTGAAACAAACGTAAATGAGTTGTATCAGATTATCAAAATGTACGCAGGGGCAAAATTGGCAGACAACTCCCTGACACCTGCACAATTCTATAGTGCGTTCTCTGATTTCTTAACCCTTCAGGAAAAGTTCCAATTCAATGCTATGAACCACACGTTCATCCAACTGAACAAGAACCTACCAAATGTAACGGAAACTAGAGTTAACAACACAATATCATCTGTTGATGGTAAAACAACCAAGGTGGAATTATGGGAAACATTCAAAAATTTAAACGATAAATGGATCGCTGGTGGTGACTTCGAAACAAGAACACTATTTGAGGATTTCTTGTTTATGGATAGAGGTAACAGAGATGTTGGTAACCAAATAATCGTTGATGTAATGTCACTATTAGGATATCTACAATCGAAATCAGCAACTTTCTCAATGTATAACTTAATAGGGGAACTATTAGGTAAAAACAATTTTATATTCTTTGCCCTTCCGTCATACGTAAACTTCTACGGAATACAAAACGCAGTAAAAACGGCAGGAAGACAACTTGATCCCGAAATCGCAAACTCAGCCTTTGGAACATTCTTAACGGTAGATTATCAAAACTCCAAACCAAAGTTCCTTTGTATGTATGTCGACAAACCATCAGAACACCTTGATTTAAAAGAAAATCAAAGTGTTAGATTCAAGACAGATACATTTGATCTGAGACGAGGGGTCAATAATCCAATTTTAGAAAATCAGGAAAATAAAACTGACTGGGCGTTTTCAAATAAGGTTGTCGGATTCAATTTGGATTTTGGTATAAGAAATCAGAATATGTTTCAATCGATTAGTTTGAATCAGAACCAATACAAAAATACTGCAGAGACCTTCCAAGTTTACACAAATTTGGGTAATCAGGCTAGTGGTGATAAAGTTGCTCAACAATCACAATCGTTGTATAATGTCTACAGATCAAGAAGTTATACTTGTGAAGTGGTTTCAATGGGTAATGTAATGATTCAACCTACGATGTATTTTAACTTGAGACACGTTCCGATGTTCACAGGTCCATATCTAATTACAAACGTATCACATAATATCACCGAAAATGGGTTTAACACTCAATTTACTGGTGTCAGAGTTCCAATTTATTCGTTTCCTGATATCGATTCGTTGGTTGTTTCAGTAAATAAGGATTTGCTAAAGAGATACAAAGAAAGGTATAAAACTAAAGCGTCATCATCGGTAAGTGCTGAAAACGCAAGTAATACTACGAATTCGGGAACTACAGCAAATGGACAAGGATCTGCTATGGGTGTCAACCAACCTTGTAGGGATCTTACAAAATACCAAAATCTTGATTTCGTTGATACTCAAAAAGTATTGATACATAAAGCTGAAATCAAAAATTATTTAGATACTTTGACAACTACTACTCAAAACCTCAAGATTTATGCCTATGGAGTTGTCAACATTAAAAATGGAACGGCAAGTAATGTTGTAGTTCAGGCAAATAATAACAACTTATTTGGTGTTGGTACTAATGCTGAGTGGAAGGGTAGTGCTTCTACATTTATATCGGCACAAACCTGTATTCAAATTTCAAACGGACAAACACAACCAATTGCGGTATTTGAGAATTTTACAGATTCAATAGATTTCTTTATATCTTACAATAATAACTTTACTGGTATGATAAGTAATCTTGTTAATTTAAATGCTAATATCATAGAGGCTCAGAGTATTGCGGACGCATTGACACAACTATACCTATCGACTTGGGTTAACCGATATGGGTATGGTAAGTCGGCAGTACAAATCCAACAGGAAGTTATAGGACAAATTGGCACGAAAATTACTCAAAAGGAGTATGATGAAATAAAAACCGCATTTTACAACGCTGTGGTATATCTACAGTGATATGTATTATTTTGGTTTTTTAATATATTTATAAGAAAAAAGTTTTATGAACTTAAAAAATTTATTAGATAATTATCTTAGAAAAGATACGAGAATCTCTGAAAAACAAATTTCTCAGGAATATAAAGAGGTTTGTGATTTAGACACCGGTGATTGCTACACCGTAAGAATGAAAGACGGACTTATTGAAAGAGTTGATAATTCTATGAAAATAAACAGAACATTAAAAGTTGAAACACCACACGGTGTTAAAACACTTTTAAATGGTTAAAAAAATTACAAAATGAAGATTGACGAAAAAATCATTTCAGAATTAAGAAGACATAATGAAATTAATTCATACATCATAGAGCAAGAGGTTACTGACCCCTTAGCTGAACCAACAGGAACAGAAGAGGCACCTGCTGACGATACTGCTGCTGATTTAACTGCAGATGAGGTTCCCGAACCTGTAGATGTTGCTACCGATCCTGATGTTGAGGTTGTTAATAATTCTGTAGACTCTGTGGATGATACTGGAACCGAAGAATTAGATATTACAGATTTGGTTACAACACAGAAAAAAGTTTCAGAGAAGCAGGATGAGTATATGGATATGATGATTTCTAAGTTGGAAGATTTGGAAAACAAACTATCCACAATGGATTTAATCTTAGACAAAATTAATTCTTTGGAGAATAAAATTGAAAAATATAGAGAGAAAACTCCTGAAGAAAAATTACATCTTAGAAGTTTAGACTCATATCCATATAATCAGAAGTTAACTGATTTCTTTGTGGATAAGCAAGATGAGATGGAAAAATCTGGCAAACACGAATATGTTTTGACCGATGAGGATGTGGAAAACTATTCACCAAATGAGATCAAAACCACTTTCAATTCTTATTTACAGAATAAGAATCAAAATCAAATGAGATAAATAATCGTTCAGATTATAACCAAACAAACTCTCACCTCGGTGAGAGTTTTTTGTTTAGGGTAGTTTGACTCTTCTATGTTTTCACTTATACTTGATAAAGATAAAAGAGTAAATAATTATGACAAATTCAAGTTTAGACGCGGTACTCGCTCAATATGAGAAGAATACCACAAGGTACGACTCTGGTAACCAGATGTCACAGGAAGAACGTATGAAGAAATACTTCACCACGATTCTTGATAAGAACAACAAATCAGGACAAAAAAGAGTTCGGATCCTCCCAACCAAGGATGGTTCTTCTCCTTTTGTTGAGGTATGGTATCACGAAATTCAAGTTAATGGACAATGGGTTAAATTATACGATCCAGGTCAAAACGATAATGAGCGTTCACCACTAACCGAGGTTTATGAGGCGCTTATTTCAACAGGTAAGGAATCAGATAAAGATTTGAGTCGTCAATACAAACCCCGAAAGTTTTACATTGTAAAAGTTGTAGACCGTGATGCTGAAGATGATGGTGTTAAGTTTTGGAGATTCAAAGACAACTACAAACAAGAAGGTATCCTTGATAAAATTATACCAATTTGGAGAGCAAAAGGTGATGTTACTGATTCAGAAAATGGTCGTGACCTTATCATAGAATTGACAAAGTCTAAGACACCTGCAGGTAAGGAATATACTGTTGTTCAGACTATTATGTATGATGATCCTTCACCTCTTCACACAGACAAAGTATTAATGAAGGAATGGATGGAAGATGAAATGACTTGGTCAAATGTATACTCCAAAAAAGCAGTAGAATACTTGGAAGCTATTGCTCGTGGAGAAACTCCAATTTGGGATAATGAAACTAAAAAGTATATTTACGGTGATGACGTAGAAATTAGTATGGGTGGTAAATCAGAATCAAAACAAATTGTTGACCCACAAGCGAATGCTACGGTCGACGAAGACCTTCCATTTTAATTAATAAGGTGCAGGAAATACCTGCACCTTTTTTTAACTTTCAAAACTCCAAAAAAATATGAACAAAAGACTTAATGACGCGCTAGTCAAAAAATACGAAGCTCAGATCGCTGAAGCTGAGGCCACACTCGAAATATACTTTACTAATTCAGTGGGTATTGGAGAACATCCACAACACTTGGAAGAAATGGATAAGTTTGTTACACAACTTACGGATGCTATAGATAAGAAAAAAGTTCTTGAAGAATTTTGGAAATACAATCAAAAGTAATGGCACTCAAGAAAAAAGATTTTGGAGATATTAAAAAGAAGTTCTCAACTTCTGCAAAATACAAACCACAAAGATTTTTTGATTTAGGTCAGGATTTCTTAGAGGCTGTTGGACTTCCTGGTCCTGCGATTGGTCACTTGAATATGCTCTTGGGACACTCAGATACGGGTAAAACAACTGCATTAATCAAGAATGCAGTTGATGCTCAAAAAAAAGGAATACTACCTGTCTTTATTATCACTGAGCAGAAATGGAGTTTTGAACACGCAAGACTTATGGGTTTTGAGTGTGAAGAAGTTGTAGATAAAGAAACGGGTGAACTTGATTGGGATGGTTTCTTTATATTCAACAATAATTTTACTTATATTGAACAGATTACGGATTATATTAACGAGTTGTTAGATGCTCAAAAAAATGGAGAAATCGAGTACGACCTTTTGTTTATGTGGGACTCTGTTGGTTCGGTACCTTGTAAGATGACTTATGAAGGTAAAGGGGGTAAACAACACAATGCAGCTGTATTAGCGGACAAAATTGGTATGGGTATCAACCAAAGAATATCAGGGTCACGTAAAGCAGATTCAAAGTGGGAAAACACTTTGGTTATTGTAAACCAACCTTGGGTAGAATTACCAGACAACCCCTTCGGACAACCCAAAATTAAAGCAAAGGGTGGGGAAGCAATTTGGTTGAACTCGTCTTTGGTATTCTTATTTGGTAATCAGAAAGGTGCAGGTACGACTAAAATCACAGCAACAAAAGACAAAAGAACTGTTAAGTTTGCAAGTCGTACTAAAGTATCGGTGTTGAAAAATCACATTAATGGTTTGGGTTATGAAGACGGTAAGATTATTGTGACACCTCACGGTTTCTTGGCGGGTAAGGAAGCATCCGAGGAAAAAACTTCGATTGAGGCTTACAAGAAAGAATACTCTGAGTATTGGAAAAGTATCATCGGAGCTGATGGTGATTTTGATTTGAAGGAAGAAAGAGAAGTTATTGAATAACATTAACTAAACATAGGTGATTCGTACATTAATTGTTGATGCAGACAATCTGTTTAAAATAGGTTTCCACGGGGTAAGAGAATTTTACCACGACGGTAAACATATTGGAGGTATTTTTCATTTTTTGAATGTTGTTCGTAAACTTTTAATTAACCAAGAATACGATAAGGTTTTCGTGGTATGGGATGGTCCTAACAATTCCATTCAGCGTAAAGCCATTTATTCGGAATATAAAAACAATAGGACTTCTTCTTTGACTGAATCAAAGAGGGAGTCCTTTTATTTTCAAAAGAACCGAGTCAAACAATATTTGGAAGAAATGTTTGTGCGACAGGTTTGTTTGGAAGGATGTGAATCGGATGATGTTATTGCCTATTATTGTCAAATATCACTTGATGAACAAAAAACTATTTTTTCATCCGATAAGGATTTAACACAACTTATTTCTGATAAGGTTATGATATATTCACCGATTCATCGGGAGACTTATGGGTATGGAGAAAAAGTTAAAATTGGTCAATTAATTATACCAATCGAAAATGTCGTAACACTCAAGGTTTTCTTGGGTGACAAATCCGATAACATTCCTGGTATTGATCGTTTAGGTGAGAAAACTTTTGTTAAATTCTTTCCTGAGATTTTGGACAAACCTGTTTCTGTTGATTACATTATAGAACGGACCAAGGAGATCCTTTCTGAGGACAATTCCTTGACCGTGTTAAACAATGTAATCAATGGTAAGACAAAGACACAAACACTCGGAGAAGAGTTCGTTAAAACGAATATTTCACTTATTGATCTTAGTCGACCACTATTATCAGAAGAAAACAAAGAGGAAATTAGAAACTATTATTCTGAGGAGTTAGACCCCGAAGATAGAGGGTATAGAAATATACTTAGATTTATGGAAGAAGATGGGATCTTTAAGTATCTTCCAAAAACAAACGACGGGTGGGTAGAGTTTGTACAGCCGTTTTTAAAGCTCACCAGAAAAGAAAAAAGAAGAACTAAAAAAAATTAAACTATGAAAGAAATTAATGATGTAACGAAGATGGAGTTTTTGTTGACCCTCAATGACAATATTGTGGTACAACGATACTTTAACGTTAAGAATTACAATCCGAGAGCTCGTAACAGCTACACTATGGTTGAACTTATGAATCAGATTAAAGAACAGATCCACGAGGACTTAAAAGCGAAATCTTGTTACTTTTTGCTCGACAACTACCATCAAATTTTGATGGACCCAAGTGTACTTTCCACCTCAAATACCGACGATCCCGAGTCGTTTAATATGTATTTGAAGCTCGGAGACCTGACAATTTGTCAATCAGGGTGGGATGCTAAAATATACCCGCCTAAAATAAGATACACCGTAGATGTGCGTCCACACCTAAAAAGTGTACTTTCACACCTAACTGACATTTTTTCAAATCAAAATTTAGTATACAACTACTTGAATATTCAGCTAGTATAAATGTATTTATAAAACACGAAAAACGTATTAACGATAGACTATGAGCGACGAAAAAAACTTTGGATACCTTGGAAACACATTTCAAATACAATTACTTAATAACATTATACTTTACAAGGACTTCGCAGCATCAATCGTTGATGTAATAGATCCCAAGTACTTCGATAACCAATACTTCCGTTTGATTATGCAAATAATCAAAGAATATTATGTCAAGTATGAACACGTCCCAAATTTTGATACACTTGATCAACTTACTAAAAGTGAAATAAGTGCACCTATGGCTCAAAAAATGGTTTTGGATATGGTCAAACAGGTAAAGGACGCACCATTCGAAGGTCATAATTTTGTACAAGAAAAATCCCTGAAGTTTTGTAAACAACAAGAGCTACAGAAGGTAATGACAAAGGCACAAAAGATTATCGATAAAGGTGATTTTGAAAGTTACGACCATTTGGAAGAGATGGTTCGTGAAGCCCTAATGGTCGGTGAAATTGATCCAGGAACTAACGATGTGTTCAGTAATTTAGATGAGGTGTTACAAGACGATTACCGACATCCAATTCCAATTGGAATTACTGGTATTGACAACCTTCTTAAAGGTGGATTGGCTAAAGGTGAGATCGGAGTAATTCTTGCACCTACCGGTGTTGGTAAAACAACAGTTCTTACAAAATTTGCTAATCACGCTTTTAATTTGGGTTATAACGTACTTCAAGTATTTTTTGAGGACAATCCAAAAATCATTCAAAGAAAACACTTCACATTGTGGACAGGTATTGCACCTGACAATCTATCACAATGTAGGGATGAAGTAATGGAAAAAGTTAGAAGAGTTCAGGATACTATGCAAAATAAATTGACACTAAAGAAATTACCCTCAGATACGTTGACACTAAATCAGATCAAAAATCAGGTTAGAAAGTTAATTGCTGAAGGAACAAAAGTTGATTTGATTGTATTAGACTACATTGACTGTATTATGCCTGATAAAAACTTAGGTGATGAATGGAAAAGTGAAGGATCTGTGATGAGAGGTTTTGAGTCGATGTGTCACGAACTTGGTTTAGTAGGATGGACAGCAACACAAGGTAACCGATCTTCCATATCATCTGACGTGGTAACTAATGACCAAATGGGAGGTTCAATTAAAAAAGCTCAAGTTGGTCACGTAATTATAACTGTTGCAAAATCTCTCCAACAAAAAGAGATGAATTTAGCAACTATTGCCATCACAAAATCTCGTATTGGAAAGGATGGAATCGTATTCGAAAACTGCAAATTTGATAACGAAATGATTGTTATAGATACTGAACAAAGTGTCACCTTCTTAGGTCTTGAAGAACAAAAGGAAGAAAAAAACAAACTACGTATCAAAGAACTGTTGGAGAGAAGAAAACAACAAACAACTTAATTAAAATAAATAAAAAATATGAATAACAACATTTTTAGTATGGCACTAAAAGATCACCGATATGTGATCAAAAGAAGTGGTGAAAAAGTCTTCTTTGAATCTGAAAAAATAAAAAACGCAGTCACTAAAGCAATGGCTTCAGTTGGAAAAGTTGACTTAGAGATGGCTGAAAAAATTGCAAGAATTGCAAAAAGAAGTCTTTTCAAAGGAGATAAGGATAGAGTTCCTCACGTGGACGAAGTTCACGATATGGTGGAGAACAAACTTATGGACAATGGTTTAAATGACGTTGCTAAGGAATACATCATTTATAGATTGAAACACAGGCCAAATATTTTTCAAAAAAGAGTAAATTTGAAACCTTATGAATACCCTCAATTAGTTGAATATGTTGATGCGATAAGACACTCATATTGGGTTCACACGGAGTTTAATTTTACTTCCGATATTCAGGACTTTAAAGTTCACCTTTCCGAAAAAGAACAAAGTGCGGTACAAAGAGCAATGTTGGCGATTTCACAAATTGAAATAGCGGTAAAATCTTTTTGGGGAGACATCTTCAAGAAACTACCGAAACCTGAAATCGGAAATGTTGGGGCTACCTTTGCAGAATCAGAAGTAAGACACGCGGACGCGTACTCACATTTGATCCAACTTCTTGGTTTAAATAAAGAGTTTGAAAATATCCTTGAAGTACCAGCAATTCGCAGAAGAATCAAATACTTGGAAAAAACAATTCACAATTCTAAATCTGTTGAAAATCAAGATTATTTTGAATCTGTAGTATTGTTCTCGATGTTTGTCGAGAATGTATCACTATTTTCTCAGTTTTTGATTATTATGTCCTTCAACAAACATAAAAATGTTTTGAAAGGGATAAGTAACGCAGTTGAGGCTACGTCTAAAGAAGAAAATATTCACGCAAGTTTTGGATTCGACTTGGTTAATTTAATCAAGGAAGAAAATCCAACTTGGTGGAATGAAGAATTAATTGAAGATCTGATTGATGCAACAAAAGATGCTTACGAAGCGGAATCTGAAATTGTTGATTGGATTTTTGAAAAAGGAGATCTTTCTTTCCTAACGAAGGCACAAACAATGGAATTTATCAAACATAGATTTAATACCTCCTTGAATTCTATTGGAATTGATAGTATATTTGAAATCAATCACCCTTTGTTGGAAACAACTGAATGGTTTGATGATGAAATTTTAACCACGAAACACACCGATTTCTTTAATAAGAGAAGTATCAATTACAGTAAGAAATCGAAATCGATAACAATGAATGATTTATTTTAATATATAGATATGGAAGATAAAAAACCTTTTGATTGGATTAACGAAGAGTCTATTACTTTTCTTCGTAGAGGATATTTGAGTGAGGGTGAAGAACCTTTAGAAAGAATTATGACGATAGCAAAACACGCTGAAGAACTTTTGGGTATGAAGGGTTTTGCCGATAAGTTTTATGAGTATATGGGTAAAGGTTGGTATTCTTTATCTTCACCTGTATGGGCTAACTTCGGTAAAAAAAGAGGTCTACCGGTTAGTTGTTTTGGATCAAACATCGGAGATAATATTGAGTCTATTCTTTACACTCAGGCCGAAGTTGGTGAAATGAGTAAAATGGGTGGAGGTACCTCAGGATATTTTGGGAACATTCGTGGTAGAGGTGCAAAAATCACCGACAATGGACAAGCACCAGGATCAGTTCACTTTATGAACCTATTCCAAAGTGTGGTTGATAACATTTCACAGGGGTCTACCCGTAGAGGTCGTTTTTCACCGTACCTACCAGTGGAACATCCCGATATTATGGAGTTCTTGGAAATAGGAACAGAAGGGTTTCCAATTCAAGAGTTGACTCACGCGGTTACTGTTACTGATGAGTTTATGAATGATATGATTGATGGTGACAAAAAGAAAAGAGCTATTTGGGCTAAGATCATTCAACGCAGAGGTGAGATTGGTTATCCATACATTATGTTCACCGATACAATGAACAAAAATGCTCCCGAGGTTTACAAGGACAAAGAAATGAAAATTTATAACTCTAACTTGTGTTCCGAGATTGCATTACATAACTCTGAAGAAGAATCTTTTGTGTGTGTATTGTCATCTATGAATCTCCTTCACTATGATGAGTGGAAGGACACAGACGCGATTGAGTTGATGGTTTACTTTCTTGATGTTGTTGTAACAGAATTCATCACCAAAATTGATGACATTAGAAATAATGGGACTATTGAGGGACAAAGAGCATTCTTCTACCTTGAAAAGGCATACAATTTTGCTAAAAGACAAAGAGCACTCGGTTTGGGTGTATTGGGATGGCACTCACTTCTTCAGTCTAAGGGACTTCCCTTTGATAGTAAGGACAGTGCGAGATTGAATGTAGAAGTTTTTAAACTAATAAAAGAAAAGTCGTATGAAGCTTCTGCTACTTTGGCTAAAATGTTTGGAGAACCCGAACATTTGATAGGATACGGGAGAAGAAATGTTACCTTGAATGCAATTGCACCGACAACATCTTCAGCATTTATCTTAGGACAGGTATCTCAGTCAATTGAACCAATTTGGTCTAACGCTTATGTTAAGGACGTGGCTAAATTGAAAGTCACCATTAAGAACCGAGTACTTCAGAAGTTGTTGGCATCTATGAAAAAGGATACCAAAGCGACTTGGGATAGTATTAAAAAACACGATGGTTCGGTTCAACACTTAGATTTCTTAACACAAGAAGAAAAAGATGTATTCAGAACTTTTTCGGAAGTCACCCAATCAACAATCATCAATCAAGCTGCGGTTAGACAGGATTTCATTGACCAATCACAGTCATTGAACTTAATGATTTCACCTGATATGCCAACCAAAGATGTTAACAAACTTCTTATAGATGCTTGGCAGTTAGGAGTCAAAACATTATACTACCAACACTCAATGAACTCAGCACAGGCATTCGCGAGAAAAAAACTCAATCTAAATGATTTGGTTTGTACTTCCTGTGAAGCGTAATATTTGAAATAGTAGATATAAAGAAACTCGACAAAACTTGTCGGGTTTTTTTATTTCAAAAAAAAATATCAGGAATATATTTATGAAATATGGCAGACGGTCAAACATACGGTATTAATTTTCCATTCAGAGATAGCCCTGTTGGGGATTACCTTTCTTTATCTGTAACAACTGAGGAAGAGATTAGAAGTAATCTTCTTCATCTATTGTTAACAAGAAGAGGTAGTAGATATTATCTACCTACATTTGGTACAAGGTTGTATGAGTTTATTTTCGAACCATTGGATGGACCTTCTTTTGAGGCTATTAAATCAGACATTAAAGACGCGGTCGGGGAATTTATTCCTAACCTTACGATAAACAATATTTCAATTACACCATACACTGACGATGCTGAACTGATCGGAGATCTAAACGTCACTAATTTAGGTGTGGGGGGTGTTTACAGAGTACCTGGTAGAGGGACTGAAGAATATACTGCAAAAATAAGAATAGATTTCACAGCAGACGATATTGCTTTCGGACAACGAGATTTCGTAATTATAAATATTTAATACCAAATGGCAAACAGAAGAATTTCCTATACTGAAAGAGACTTTGAAGGATTACGTCAGGATCTTATCAACTATACTCAACAATACTATCCAGATACTATTGATAACTTCAATGATGCTTCTGTGTATTCAGTATTTTTGGATTTAAATGCTGCTATCGGTGACAACCTACACTACCATATTGACAGAAGTATTCAGGAGACTGTCCTTCAATATGCACAACAAAGATCATCAATCTATAATATCGCAAGGACTTACGGACTTAAAATACCTGGAAACAGACCATCAGTCGCTTTGGTTGACTTATCAATTACAGTTCCTGCATTTGGCGACAAAGAAGACACACGTTATTTGGGGATCTTGAGATCAGGTTCACAATTTCTTGGTGCAGGTCAAGTATTTGAGAATGTATACGACATTGACTTCTCATCACAATACAACAATCAGGGGTTTCCAAACCAAACAAAGATTCCAAATTTTGATTCAAACAACAGACTAATCAACTACACGATAACCAAAAGAGAAGTGGTTGTTAACGGTGTCACCAAAATATTCAAAAAGGTTATCAACCCGTCAGATGTGAGACCATTCTACGAATTTTTCCTCCCCGACAGAAATGTGTTGTCGGTAAGTGCTATTATTCAAAAAGACGGAACAACTTATCAAACCACACCGACATATCAGGAGTTTCTTAATCCATTGAATAGATGGTATGAAGTGGATGCGTTAGCTGAAAATACCATATTTGTAGAAGATCCAACAAAACCAAGTGACAGAGCCGGTATCAAAGTTGGAAGATACATCGAGACAGATACAAGATTTATAACAGAATTCACACCTGAAGGTTTCTTAAAATTGACCTTTGGTAATGGAACCACAACTCCTGAACAACAATTGTCTCAGTTTTCTAGAACAGGAGTTCCTTTAAGAATTCAGGATTACCAAAACAATATTGGATTAGGTACAACCGTAAAACCAAATACCACTTTGTTTGTTCAATATAGAATTGGTGGTGGATTGGCATCTAACGTGGGGGTTAATGTAATCAATCAGGTTGGAACAATTAACTTTTTTGTTAATGGACCGTCAGAGAATCTTAACCAAACAGTTAATGGTTCACTACAGGTAAACAACGTAACAGCTGCGATAGGAGGGGCAAACCAACCAACAATTGAAGAGGCAAGACAGATGGTAAGTTTTAACTTTGCTGCACAGAAGAGAGCGGTAACAATCAACGATTATAAGTCATTGATTTCTACAATGCCTGGTAAGTTTGGTGCACCTGCTAAGGTATCAATTACAGAACAAAACAACAAAATTTTAATTCAAATTTTATCTTACGATACAAATGGTTCTTTGACTGCTAATGTGTCAAATACTTTAGCTCAAAATATCGCAACCTATTTGTCAAACTATCGTATGATAAATGATTATATTCAAGTTGAAGCGGCACAAGTTATTGACTTGGAATTTGAATATTCAATTGTATTTGATTCAACACAAAATCAGGGTCAAGTTATTACACAAGTTATCGATCAAACTCAAACATTTATGAGTCCACAAGTCAGAGATTTAGGTGAGAATGTTAATATATCAAATTTACGAAGAATCATTCAAGATATACCAGGTGTTGTATCGGTTGCAGATATCAAAGTTTTTAATAAAGTTGGGGGACAATATTCATCAAGTGAAACATCTCAAAGATACTCAAACAATGAGACAAAACAGATTCAATTAATTGACGAAACGATTTACGCACAACCAAATCAAATTTATCAGGTTAGATTCCCTAACAAAGACATCAAAGTTAGAATCAAAAATCTCAAAACAGTAGATTTCACCTAACCTTATATTCAGTTTAATTTACTACCACCTAAAATTTGATAAATAACTATTTATCACAAAAGGATAACTATGCCGAAATCTTATAGAATTAGAACACAACCTGGTGTTGATAAGTCGATACAAGTACAAGTAGAACAAGATTTTGATTTTCTTGAAATTCTTTCCTTGAAATTAAGACAGGAAGATGTTTATACTAGATTCTGTGCGGACTATGGTGTTGTTGTTGGACGAGTTTTTGCTAATGGGGGAACAGGTGTACCGAATGCAAGGATATCTATTTTTATTCCTTTAGACAATTTAGATGTTGAGGATCCGATTATATCGACGCTATATCCTTATACTTCTGTTGATCAAAAAAATGAAGATGGTTATAGATATAATCTTCTACCTTATCGTCCATCTTATCGTGGACACTCAGCCACAGGAACGTTTCCTGACGTTCAAGATGTATTAACAAGAAGTGAGGTTCTTGAAGTTTACGAAAAATATTACAAATACACCACGAAAACAAATGAGTCAGGTGACTTTATGATTGTTGGTGTACCTCTTGGACAACAACAAATTTTTATGGATTTGGATTTGTCAGATATGGGTTGTTTTTCATTAAGACCACAGGATTTGATCCGTACTGGTTTGGGGGTTGTAGAACAATTTGATGGAACACAATTTAGATCATCTCAGGATTTGGCATCACTTCCACAGATCGTAACAAGTGCTGCTGACATCGATGTGGGTAGTTTTTGGGGTCAGGAAGACTTATGTAATATCGGAATTACAAGACTTGATTTTGATTTGGAGGGTTTGGGTGTAAAGATAGAACCAACTGCCGTGTTTATGGGTTCTATTTTTTCTTCAGAAGATGCCGATTCAATTAGGAAAAATTGTAAACCCACAAGTGAAGGTGGTAACTTATGTGACTTAATAACAGGGGAAGGTACAATTCAATCCATTAGACAAACAATACTTGTTGATGAAAACGGAGACCCTGTATTGGAGGAATTTAAATTAGCTAATGGTGGTAAGATTATCGATACTGATGGTGCGTTCTTGGTGGAAGTGCCTATGAATATGGATTATGTTATTACCAATGAATTTGGTGAACAAATTTTATCAAACGACCCGTCAGTGGGAATTCCAACTACCGGTAAGTACAGATTCAAAGTTAAGTTTCAAGCGGAAGTTGAAAGTGTACCCACACCATTTCAACAATTCTTACCGATTTTAGGAACGGCACAAAGGGCCAATTTTATCATACCTCAAATCAGAGAATATGGGTGGAGTGGAACTTCTGCAAATCCAGGTATAGATCCTGATTCACTTTCTGATTCCGACAGCCCAAATTATAATGTCAACTATACTGCGAATACTCAGTGGCAACAATACAATAAATCGTATTCTTTTTCAGTAGATTGGAATGATTACGCTGACAAACCAGCGGCAATTGCCTGTGAGGATTTTTTCTATAAAATGAAATACAACAAGGTTTATACTCCATCTGTTCTAATTGACGAGTATAGAAAAGGTTCAGGAAGAGCTAAATTCATTGGAATCAAAGAAATAACAGAAAGAAGTTGTCGTACAACAAACAACCCTTTTCCGGTTACAGAAGGATTAAGAAATTTTGATTTAATATTCTTTTTGTTCAATATTCTTTTAACAATTTTTACACCTGTAATTTTGTCTTTAATTTTAATTGGTCACATCATTTGTTTCATATGGCCAGTATTACGATTTATTTTGAATGTCGTAATAAATGCTGTTATAGGTGTTATTTTCCTTATATGTTTGGCTATAAGGGCAATAACCTTTGGTTTATTAAAACTAAAATGTTCTCGAATAAGAACAGTAAATATACCAAAAAATTGTCCGTTAACATCTATACCGTTACCCAATTTATCATATCCAGATTGTGATGCTTGTGATTGTGAATCAAGACCTGCCGGACAAGCTGAAAATTTACCTGAAGGTGTAGATAACTCGACAGTATTGTTTAATGCCAATCAATACGAATTTTATGACAGATTGATCGCACTTGATGGTGATGATGAAATCAAAGAAAGTTGGATGGCAAAATATCAGTATGGTTTTCAATCATCAATGGCTGGATTCGATGATGGTGAAAATAACTATGATTTCACAAAGGCTCCATTTATGGATGACGATAGAGATGCTGGTGGAAACCCATTCACAAAATATAAAACTTGGTCTGCCGATTTACCGTTACCTGAAAGGATGAACTTATTTAACGTAAAGTCAAAGTATCACACCAATGGGGGTTGGAATCAAATTACTGTAAAGGTAAACCCTAACAATCCTTCTAATGCTGCTTTGTTTCACAAAGATAATGTATTGGCGATTGTTTGTGACCCTGAAACCTTAAATCTTTTTCCTACTGGTCAAATACTGACATTCCAAAATGTTGATAATTCTGTTGATCCTAATATTAGTGGATTTACTACAGGATATACAAAAACAGGTACATTTGGAGCAACAGTAGTTAATGCTAACGCATCTAATGTCGGTTTAGCAGCAACAAGAACATATCAAATTACAGGGACGACAGAAGGTTTGGTTCAGGATGGGACAGGTCAATATATTGTTCAGTATAAATTTCCTTCTGATGTTGAATACTACCAAGTTATAACGGCTCAGACTGTTTCATCATATACTGATGTGACTCAATCTGTTGGTGGGCCGATGCCATTTGCTGGTACCGAAAGTGCTTACAATAATATTTCTAATACAACTCAGAACAATACGTTTATGAGGAGATTCTTATTTGGATATCAAAGAATTAGAAGATTTGGTACAGCAGTAAACGATCCATATGAATACCCTGATGATAACACTACAGGTTTTGGTGATACAGGTATGTTTGAACAAAACGGACCTAACTTTCAATTGAATTCAGATTATCGTAATCACATTGTTGTTTTCTTGGTTAGGGGTGTTGATATGTACACTGACAGACAAGATATTGAATATGACCTATCTCGTCTTTACGGGTTGTCCAGTGGAGGACCTAAGGTTAGAGGTTACTATAAAATGAACGTACCGATACAACCTTACACTTCAGGTACGGATTGGAGATTACCCAGACACAATTTGATACCAAACAACGCTGGTACGTCAAATGGATTTTTATTTTTCGGTAGTTACAGTTTTACACCAGGAAGTAACTATCAAAGTTATTTAACTAAAAATCACTTAGATTATTCTTGTTTAGATACATCAAACACAAGATTGGGTAATGGAAATAACAATAATTACTCATCTTTATTTAGTTCAACGAACCAATCATTGACCTTAAATAGTTCGGTAACATCTTGGGATAAAATGATAAATTTTGGATCTCCGTCTAATGATTTCAGAAATGGTTATTCTAATTTAGAAATTATTGAAGGTGGTACGGTGATAATGTCAGACGACTCATCCCCAAGTTTGATTGCAAGTGATAATCCTGATAGAAATAATTACAAGTATTTTTCACCAACATATTTTACACAATATCCAACTGATACTTTACCAATGACAAGCTCATCCAAAATCGTTATGAGAGCTGAGAGACTGCCAAGTTCAGATGTTAGGGACAGAAGATTTGTTTTACATCAAAATGGTGCATTTGCGATGTATCAATTGAGTGATGGTGGTGAGTCATCTTTATTGGTCCCAACATATACAACAGGAACTGAAACTAACGGGGATCTATCAGATGATTTTGCAGAAGACGGAGGAAATGTTGCACAAACTGTTTTAGCGACATTTAATTGTGAAAGTATGGTTCCGTTAAAATGTTACTCAGGAGACGGAGAAAATTTTGACGTAAGACCGTTGACTGACGATTGTTATTACGTTGGTGATGCTCAACAAGGAGTCACAAAGATGTATAAGGGTTGTTACTACTTACTTCAAAGAAACTTCTTTATTGCTGCTGACTTTAACATATTCGCAGAATGGAGACAAAGGTTTAGATTTATGTTTGCACTTTGTAGGGGTGTTGTTTCTTTAACTTTCACTAATAATTGGATTAATGGTGGACTTTATATGTATAGTTTCTTCAAAGATGACATTTATAATCAACCATTAAGTGCCACAACATATAATAGTTTACCCACTTACAAATATTGTAGAAATTGTGTTGCATTTGGTGAAACAAACAACCAATTCTTCTATAGGGCAAGTCCATATAATGAAGGAACAGATCAATTCACAGGTAAACCATCACCAACTAAAAACGACGGAGATCCATATAGTGCTCAGAATCTTAGACTTTTAGGTAACCCTACAACTTTAATGGACTTAGGACCAAAGGATCAATTGTTAGCTGAGGTTTGTTTAAGTGGTGATTTTGATGGTTATGTAGCAAACCAAGTTCCGTCTACTACTTATCAAGAAACTGCGGATCTTTTACAATTATTTGCTATAAGTAGGTTGTCGAATTCAAATCTACTTGAATTATGGACTAGTACAGGTGACTCTTCGATACAAAGTTTATTTAGTAGATCGAAAGACAGATTGGATGGTGATATAGTTCAACTACTAAGTATCAATTCAGAGTTAGGTGTTAAACCATATACTGGTGACAATTATGGTGATAGTAATTTGTCATTTACAAATAACCCTGTGGGACCAACCTTAGGTTTATTTTTCTCAGCAAATACTATTACACGTGATTTAATAACACCTGGGAGAATTACGTTCCAAGATTCTACGACAAGTTATTTAATAAATTACTATGGATTCGAAGATCAAACGGTACCATATCAGGCTTGGAAAATAGACCCTGCAGGTGGAACAATTTTCGGTACACAATTAAACGATTGGAGTGCTAAATACAGTACCGATATTACAGTAATAAAATATCAGAGTGTTGATAGACTATTGGGTGGAAATACATCATCTCAACAACCAACATTCCCATCTGAAGTAACTACACCTACCACTCAAATTCCTGGATTTATTTATAATACTCAATCTACAGGGGGAATAAATCCGACAATCACACCTAAGAATACTTTGAGTGGTCCATTACCCGGATCAATGATTACGGGGGCACCTTTCTTCTTCTATTTTGGATTAAGAAGAGGTAAGACTGCTATGAATAAATTTATAACTACTTATCTGATAGGTGCATAATGAGTAACACGGATTCTGGTATATTATATATTCCTGGCTCTCTTAGATTTAAGAGTAACACAAACAAATCTTTGTTTGTGCAGGTTCCTTTGCAAAATGATTTTAGAGAATTTATTGAAGGTGACAGAAGTTCTTTGATAAATCTTGAACAAATTTTTGAGGCAGAAAGACAAGGTAGTTCGAGATTTAGAGTGGCTGGTAAAATTACTAATATTTTTGATAACACAATAACAGGTAAAACTAATTACACTCCGTTTACCAACTCCCTTTATTACGTTGATGCTGTAAATTCTGTCAACACGGGAATTTGGAAAGGTTACCCTCAGTCAAGTGAGTTTTCTTTTTTTAGAACACAAGGAATAAGTGGACATACCACATACATTCCTAAAAGTGCTGGAACATATAACTATAATGTTTACTTGTCATATAATTATAGTAGTTCCACCACACAAGTTATGAGTTATAGAGACTCAGATTTAGGTGTTAGCGTTGATAATTTTATTTCAGGTGATGGTATCCCATTTGTTATCCAAAACAATCAATTCGATGGAAAACCATATATCTATTTTTATTGTGCTACTCCACATAATTTACAAATAGGTCAGTATGTTGAATTATCCGTAACTTCAAATAATACTAACCTATTTCAAGTTTATGATTTGGGAGATGAAAATTTTGGTTCTGCTGAAACGGTTTTTGCTTTGTATGATATTGGTTACACCGCGTTAACAAATAATATAGGTGGAACCTTCAAAAGAATTGTTGATATTCAAAATAGTGGTGAAACAAAATCAAAATATTATGTTAGACTACACAAAATTTTAACAACACCTTCACAGTCTGATGTAACCAAAATGGGATTCGAAAATTCTATTTTCGCAAGTCAAAAAAAATTAGAATATTCTGCGTTGACACCAAACAACATAGAAAGGATATCTCAAAAAAATGACACTCAAAGTTTTTCATTTTCATTTGACGAAGACATAGACATAAGTGGACTTTTGGATTCTAATAAAAAACCAATAAAAGAACTTTTTGTAACTGTAATAGAAAAGGGTTATATGGGTTGGTTCAACAAACCATATAACTCCACATTCTCAAGTGCTATTGATATTGGGTGGTCATTTAACTTTGAAAAGGATATGGTTTCTAACTGGTGGAACCACTCGTCTTATGACAACAAAGATGATATTCCTGTCAGTAGTTATACGATCAATGGTAGAACTTTCTTTTACAATCAGGACCTACCCGTTGGACACGTAATCAAAGGTGATTTTTGTGAATATAATGAAACTGAACAACAAGAATATGTTCTATCAAAAATGTCACACAAGTTTTCATACAACCCTGATGTTTTTCAGAATAACGACACCCCTGAATTTCCTTCAGGTTATGCATACCAAACACATTATTCAATTCCGATCAGACAGTATTCAACATATATAGAATCTGCTGAACCTCAAGAAGTTGATAATCTTCCTGATTGGGCGTATTACTCTCAATATTATGAAGCTTGGTATTGGAGGGATATCTACACATATGGATTTACAGATGCCGATGGATTCGGGGTGGACCTACCATTTATTAACGGATCCCATTACCCCTTTGCTCAGGTGTTGTTTTTACAAACCCCTGTAATCAAAGACACGAGTATTTATGCACAACTCATAATACAGCCTATAATTGACGAATGTGAATAAGTATCGTTTTACTCTTAATCCTAACACTCAACAGATTACGATTCCAATTGATTTGTCTTGGGAAAATGCTGGACGTGGTGATGCGGTCAGTGCTTATGAATCTGATATAATTTCACAGGTCATCAACCCAATAGATGACTTCGAAGTCACAAGATTTGCACACAGTTTTTGGAACATAGAAAACACCAAAACAAATATTAATTACGAGTTTTTCTTTTTTGATGATCAAGATAACCAAGTTACCGCAACGACGGATTGTAGTTTATGGTTGAGTGATTATCAATCAGCAGGATTCACAGATGACGAAATTTATTATTTTGCCAACTCGTTTAAAAATAGTTTTTTCAAGTTGGATTTTTATGATAACAAACAGACAGAAACTCAAAGACTTTATTTTACGGTTATTTTACCGACACAACAGGGATTGGTAGAGCCAGGATTTATCGGTAGTGTAGATAACCCAACAGAAGTTTTGGTAAAGTACCCAACTTATGTTTTAGATTATGTTGGTGACAAAGAAGGTTTCTTTTTGTATTGGTTGAAAGATACGTCTTACTTGGATATCGATACTTTTTATTTTACTGTCAAGTTTTTTAACGCAAAAACAGGACAATTTGTTCGTATGATGAACCAATGTCAGGGACAACTACCAAACAAATTTAACTTCAATCAATCTGAAAAATTCTACTACAAATGTGAGTTGGATTATTCTAACTATGAATATAAAATGTATTCAGAGGCGCCTGGTGGATCAACAACAAGAGTTGGTACGGAAACAAATCCGATAAAATGGTACGAATATATTAATCCCTAATGGAGCCTATTATCTACAAATATAGAGTATCACCTGAGGTTCTCAAAACGGACATTGTTCAGGTAACCTACGACAACGAAACGTTTGGGGTATATTCAGGTATGCCACAGATTTTAAGTGGAGGGACAGGAGGATCAAGTTTACTGACAGGTTTATCTCTAACAATATTGTTCACACAAACTTATAATGATTTGGGTTATTATTCACCATTTGATGGACTTATGGTTCAGAAAGATGTTGTAACCAATTTCTTATATTCTGCCGATACAACTGACA